ATGCTGTTGTTGAGTTTGCAGTAGGAAATACTGAAAATTTAAAATAAATAGATACTTCTCTTATATGTGATGATTATGAAGATATTATTGATGATGATGAATAAAAAGCAAATAAAAATGGAGTGAAACCTCTTTTTTTATTTACTCCCATAATGTGGGCGTTTTACACCTTTTCTCATTTAAAACGCCCATTATTTGGCGTTTTCTATTTTGCATAATCTAGTATCTAGTATTTGTAAAATATTATATATTGCTTCTAAATGTGTAACTAGTTCTTCGTCGTAATATCTCGCTAAAGGAACGTCTTTTGCATATCTATTATTTTTAATTGATGTTTTCTTTTCACTCAATAAATCGGTTATAATTGTAAAATTATGGGAAATTGAATTTTTATTAAGAGTTTCGTTTTCAATTTGTTGTTGTTTTTCTAATTCAATTATTCTTAATTGTAATTTTGTTATTTCTTCGCTAACGAAAGACATTTATATTTTTACTAATTGAAACGTTTTTATATGGTTTTTATTATATAAATTCGGCGTTTTAAATGAGAAAAGGTGTAAATGAGAAAAGGTGTAAAATCTATATACATATTATAAGGTCAATGAAATATTTTATAGGAAAAAAATTCAAAACTCAAAAATTAGAAAAACTTAAAAAAGAATTAGAACAAATTTTTTTGGAAATGAATTTAGAAGGTGAAGAAAATCTAATAGATAATATTACAAAAAATAAAATCGAAACAGTTTGTAGAAGTAAATTCGATTTCAAAGACATAGACGTAAACCTTAAAAAATTTATTACTCTTTTTTTAGAAGATGAAAATAATGATATTATTGGGTTTTTGAATTTTGATATAAATAAAAAAGATTCTTATATTGAAATACATTTCTTATGCTCTATAAAAGAAGAAAAATACAAAGGAAATGGTAAATTATTAATTGAAACTATAAAACAATTTGCAAAAATGCAAACATTTCTCAAATTTATTTGACACCAGCTAACGGCGACCTTATTAATTATTACAAAAAAAATGGATTTGAAGAAGATCGTTTATCTATGGTTTATAATATTAAAGGTGGAAAAACTAGAAAAACTAGAAAAAACAATGATAATATATTATAATTATGTAAATTCACCAGTCTGTATAAATCGCCTAATTTTTGAAGATAAATTTTCATTGTTTTGTATTATATCCCCAGTAGTGATATCTATATATAAATTAAACACTACATCTTTGTCATCTGCATAATCCTCATAAATGGTTGGCGTAATATAATCAGTAGTTTGCTCACCTAAATTCAAACCATAATATGTATAAACAATAGCTATACATATATCTTTATCGCTTATATTAGGATACACTTCTTTCAATTTATAAACAAATTTCGTCAATAATAACAGTATGTCATTATTACATGATACATTTATGTCTTTTAGTTCGTCTTTTGAGTATATTTTATTACGAATTTTATCAACAAAATAATCGTCGACTTCTTTTATTGTTCGGTTCATTATTATATTATATACACATTTATATCATTTTACAAAAGTTTACACCTTTTCTCATTCAATACACCCATAATGGGCGTTTATTTGAGTAAAAAAAGTAGTCATCTTTGCGCATCTTTAATGCGAAAAGGTGTAAAGCATCTTATAATAATATACAATATTATTTATTTAGATGGAAATTATATTTTTGTATTGTATATAAATGAATATTATTTATCAACTAATATTAAAATTCATAAAAAAAGAAAAATTTTATATAGCAATATTATTCTCTCTTACTCTTATACAAACCCTTTTTCAAATAAATGGTATATCTTTTATTACAGCAAATATAATAACATTTATGCAAAAGAAAGAATATGAATCGGTAAATAAATATTTCATTTATTTTGTAATTGCATCCTTTGTTTTGATATTTATATTTTATATTTATAAAATTGTTCAAAACAAATTGGTTATAGAACTAATGTCATGGGTTAAAAAAGAAATATTAGGGATAATATTTAAAACAAATAATGAAAATTTTAGTAATATCAATTTCACAGAATTCATTTCACCAATTACTAGAATATCACAGAGTATGTATTTATTATTTTATAACATATTGACTGAAATGATACCGAATATTGGATTTATTTTAATGATTTCATTATATTTTATTTATACAAATACGTTTTTTGGAATATTGTTTTTTATTGCGAATATGTGTATTATTGTTTACCTTATTTTAAATTGGAATAATTTAATGAAACTAAGAATGGATTATGAAGATAAAATAAATTATAATGAAAAATATTTAATAGACATTTTGAATAATATGGATAAAATCATATTAAGAGGTAAAATGAATGATGAAAATGAAATTTATAATAACTTAGTAAAGATTGGCGTTGAAAAAACAATTAATTTCTATGACGGAATAAATAATCATTTGTTACATACGACAATAATTGTTTACATAATTGTATTGGTGTCTATATTTTACTTAATAAACCTATGTATGAATAAAAAAATATCCGTAACAGTATTTATTACATTCTTTACGATATTACTATTATATAGAGACAGAATAGTTGGTACTTTTCAAAATTTATCAGATTATTTAGAATTCATTGGACGTATCAAGTTTCTTATAAAGAAATTTAACTCATTACTTGGTGAATACAATGAAGAAGATTACGATAAAGAATATGAAGACGTCGATCTAACTTTCAAAGAAGTTGTATTTGATAATGTTTCATTCAAATATGAAGGAACAAATGAAAATATTTTTGACAATTTGAATATGAAATTAGATACGAATAAAAATACAATAGGTATTGTTGGATATTCTGGTAAAGGTAAGTCAACTTTTGTAAAAATCATCTTAAAATTATATAAATGTGATACTGGTAAGATACTAATAGATGGCAAAGATATTCAAGAGATTGATACTATGTATTTACGACAAAATATTACTTATATAAATCAAAATTCTAGATTATTCGATAAAAAAATAATCGAGAATATTTTATATGCTTGTAATGATTTACATGTATGCAAATCACATTTGAATGAAATACAAAAATATAAAAAAATACAGGAATTGTTGAAAAGAATAGATATTCATAATAAAACCGCCGGGTTAGCTGGTGAAAACCTTTCAGGCGGACAAAGACAAATCGTGAATGTAATTAATGGTTTAATAAATCCATGTAAAATATTGATTTTAGATGAACCTACTTCTCAATTAGATGGAGAACTGAAAAATGAACTATTACAATTAATCAATGATTTTAAAAAACACAAACAGTGTATAATAATAATAACACACGATAGAGATGTTTATCCATTATTAGATAAAACGATTACTTTTTAGATTATAGATTTTACTATTATATTTTTTATAATAGTAAAAAATAACGTTTTTATAAAGTCAATAACTGATTACATAAAAATGATCCATTTGGAGAACCCATCCCAGTAGTTATATCGAATTTTGATCCAGAAACATAATTAGTCAATTCAGTTGAATTACCGCCTAGTGATCCCATTGTTGATCCTATAGTAACATCATAAAATGTATTACCATATAACGTGCTATTTGGATAAATCGTTTTATAAATAAAATTTTGAATATTATTCGATGGTGGAACATAATTAGATAATGTATTATTAGGTGTTGAACTATATACACTAGTCAATGGAGGTTTTTTGTTATTAAATCGTAATTGATTTGATAAAGACAATATACCTGCAAATATAGGAGTAGATACAGATGTTCCACCAATACCATACCAATTACCATTATAAACAGTATAAACACTACTATTAGTATCTGCTATCATAGATAAATCGGGTATTACACGGTTTTTACGTAGAATATTTGTAATATCAGACTGATAATTTGGTTGTTTTATTATCGTAGAATAACCACATCCAGCCGATTTCCACGAGTACTCAGTTCTTGAAGGTGTATTATTTGGTGTCCATAATAGTGTTGTTCCACCAACAGCTATACAATTGGATAATGTTGCTGGCCAAGATGCAAAATTATAATCACCACTTGCTGCACAATAACTTGTATTAGTATTTGTAAAATGCCTTGTAAAATTTAAAAGTTCTGGAACTTCATTTGCACCCCATGACATAGATATTACATCTGGTTTTATAACATTATTTGTATAAGTTATAGCATTCATCAAATCTACAATAAGGTCTGATTTTGCTTCAACCACCCATATATTAGCGTTTGGATTTATTGTACAAACCATTTGAACATCTAAACATTCCTCTTGAGACCATGCAATATTCTGTTTAGCACCAGGCATCGTATAAATATTTATATTGGGTGGATTTGAATTCGAGCCAAAATTAATAGGATTTTGCCAATATGTTTTTAAATCATTTTTTAATCCAGGATAAGTAAAAGCCACAATAATGGCGATGGTGGTTTTTTTATTAGTCGTACTTGAAATGGTTGGAACATTATACAAATTTCTTAGTTGAGTACCACTAAAGTATTGTGGAGGAAAATCAGCAATAGTTGATTGTTTTAAATTAGGAGTTACATATAATTTTGTAAAATTTATCGCTTTCAATGGCTGCGATTCTTTTTTTTTTATAATATTATTGTATTTATTTGTAAATAATAAGCTCATATATATGTAGATTACATATTTATTTTGATTTTTTTGAATTAGTAGGAGGTTTCATATTTATTATAATACCGTTTATCATACTTCCTTTTTCAGTAACATTAATCGTAAACTTATTTTTAGAAGGATTTTGTACAATACCAATATCTTTCATCGAAGTTTTATTTTCATATATTGGACTTTGTATATCTGGAATGGCTAGAAATACATTTATAAAACTACCTGATATATCTTTACTAGGTGAAGTATAATTGGCTACATAATTTTTATATTGACCATCACTTGCATCTATATATGTTGTAGTAAAATTTTTATTTAGATCAGGAAATGAAATATCTATAGCAAACACTTCTGGGAATATATTGGCTTTTTTAGAAGTATTTGCAGTAGCATTAGTAGGATATATTACAAGTTTTGTATTTAGTGATGCATCAAAATCAATATTTACACCGGATGGATCAGAACCTAATGTTAAAATGGTTGGATTATCTGATTTTTTTTCATTCAGTAAAAAATATTTACCTACTGGTACTATTTCTGATTTTTTATTTGTATCTGAAAAGGAAGGCGTTTTTTCTTCTTTGATAGATACAGATACGACTTCGGTTGTAGGAAGTGGAGCTGCTGGGTCAAACCCTTCTTTTGTTAAGATGGATCGTATTGTTCTCCGTACTGTTATAAAAAACATCCAAAATATCATGAATACCATAAATAGGATCAATAAAATTATAATAGTATTTTGGATTTTTTTAGATTTTAAAATATTGTATTTTGATAATAATTTGAACATTTATATATAAATAGAAATAAAATGATTCCTAAATTTGAAGGATTGTTGATTGACGGTTGATAATTTAGGTTTTGGTATGAATAAATATTTAGGGTATTGAATTACAAATCTCATTATCAAAAACAGTATATAAAAACACGAATCCAAGAACTTTTATAGATTTAGAACATTTTCTACTAATATATTATAATGTCCAACAAAATCAAAACACCATGTCGTGGTAGAAAAGTATCCAAATGCAAATCCGCTAAAAAGTCATGCTCTTATGCAAGAGGTTCACAAAGACGTTACTGCAGAAAGAGAAGAAACACAACTCGTAAGAACTCTAAAAAATAAATCCAAAATCAATAAAAAATTAGTATATATTTATCGATATTTTTATATAAATATATATATTTCAATCAATCACTACAAAACAGCTTACACATATTACGTGCTTCTAGGTTTTCATATTGTTTACAAAACAATTGATTTATCATAGCATCATCGCGAAAACGGATTGTATAGTCCTGTTGTATATTATTACGACCAATACGTCCCATCGCCTGTAATGTTTTTTGCTGTGTCATTTTCGTCAAATCTTTACCTATAAACCCATGACAAAACTGGTAATTTGTTCCATAAATATAATCCGTCGATGCAATAATAATAAAGAGTCGTTGTTGTTCTGCTAATTGCTTCATAATTTCCATGTATTCCACATTCGGATTATCAACAAACATGCCGATTCCTAATAATAACAACACTTTCATATGATTTTCGATTTTCAATCCCATTATGGATCGTGTAATATCTTCACCAATATTGGAAACAAATGCATTTTCCACGATTTCACTATTTGGCGTCCATATATTTTGATGGGGTTTCGTGTTAGGTACATACATAGGATCAAGCGAAACCAGACGAATCTCCTTTCGTAATTTATTGATTTCATCCATCCAAGCTTGTGATTCTTTACATAATCTACCACTTTCACGAACAGATTCTTTTTCGTTGTCATCCGTTGATTTCGTTTCTTTCGCACTTATTAATGATTCAAGTGCATCTATTTTTTCCAAAATACCATTGTTGTTTTCTATTTTCAACATGATATTTTGAAAAACCGATGCTGCAATATTGGATTGTTGAATATAGAAATTACCGATTTTTTTTACATCTTCGGCCAAGAAAATAGTAGGTCCATCTGTCAATGTATATGAATCATTGGTAGTTAATAAAATCCCACTGGCTGCATTGGTGGCTGGTTTAGAAACACTAGAAACACTCTGTGTTCTGGATAAATCCTTTCCATTTATGGCGTTTGTATGCGTTTCTGCGCTTTGTGTTTTTATTATTTTGTTGTTTGATTTTATTTTTGGTTTTCGGCATGTATTCATATAATTATATACAATATTCCATTTATCCATATCAATATGTAACAATATCTCCAAATAATATTCTTTCAAGTTGTTCATCGTTATATCGGTTATTTTGCTGAAATAATTATCAATCGAGTATTGTTCACTAACAACATTGTTGTCGTTGATATATTCTATGAATCGAATGATTTCGCGTAAATCGAAATATCGTAAAAGTGTCTTGTTTTGTTCACAATATTCCGCGCATTTTCGAAGTTCTCTATAATCGGAATACATATAATGTGGCAAAATACAGAAACCGTCTTTGTTTATAATAGGAATCGATTTCTTACAATCAAAGCTAGTAATAGTATGAATTTCTGCACTATCGAATTTACAGCGAAAATCATCGAAAACTGGCTGTATTTCATCCATAGTAGGCAATGTAGCACAAGACAAAACTACTGTTGGAATCTGGTTTTGCTTCCAATTCTCATGGATCGTATCATGTAGCGGATGATCTTCATAATCCATTGTAATAGTGGGTTCATCCCAATAAGTTATAATGTTTTTAGCATCATTGAATGCCAACATATAATGCATAGCAGTAATATAGGATTTAACATCACAAATCATAATTTCGACATTATCACCTACACTATTGTTTACTTTGAAAATACCACCTGATTTACGATGTTTTGTGAAATCGACGGCTGCAAAATAATGTAATCGAATATCCGATGCGGTCTGACAACCAAATGCGAATGCCACTTTTTTTTCCATGGAAATCGCCGATTTTGCCAAGGCTAAACCGATATGTCTAGCAACACAGACAAATATTATACGATTCTTATTCGATAAACCAATCGGCGACAGAGTTTTTCCAGTACCAGTCGGTGCGGTATATAGTATCAATTTTGGATTATTAATTCCGTCATTGGGTCTACAAATAGAGAATAATTCTTTTTGATGTGGAAATAGACAGCGATCTTCGTATTTCAATAAATGGGTGTTTTTCTCGATAAATTCATAAGCATTCGTAATGATTTCGCTAGTTTTTGTAAAACTATTCACATATTCAACACAAGTATCTACAAACGCCACGACATATTGATTCAAGTTACGAATGGTTGCTTTTTTCAATTGTAAAATAGTATACAAATAAAATGCGTATTTTTGTTTTCTTTTTACAACTTGGCTTACCATGTCTTTTACGAGATCCAATAACAAATATTCAAAAATAACCTGTTTGTTTTGTTGTATATTATTTTCGAGATTTTGTAAACGAATTGAGTCCGCACTTTTCATAGTTTTTAATTCTCCTCCAGAATACAATGGTTTTGTTATGAAGTTGGAAATAGGCGTATCTTTACAATATTTTTTAATTATTGTATCGACTTGTTCTTGAAAATATTTTTTATATAAGAAATATTCTGTTTCTGGTATTTGTTCGACTTTTATAAAAGTATACATAGATTGAGTATCATTCGTATGAATATTCAAGTCATCATACCCTTTTACAATCATTGCTAATATTTTTTTTTCATTTTCTGATACAGGGACTTCAATAGTTTCCCATTCATTTTTAGAAAGTTTACTTTGTGTTAGGTCCATTTTGTTGTTTGATACTATCGATTATAAATATTATCAAACTTCAATTTTTTATATTGATAAAATAAAAAACCATAAAAAATTATAAATTCACGCCAATTACTTGTTCCATTGCATTAAATACATTATTTATAAGATTGTCACTACTTTCCTCTTTTGATAAATTTTTGTTATCGAAAATATCTATACCTGATGGAATAGACGGAATATTTTGCATTTGGTCAGTAATATTAGATGGGTTTTGATAACATTCATCTTCATTACGTTGTTTGAAATAATCCATTATTTCATCTAATAATTCTTTTGGACATTCTTTACTAGGTTCTAACACACCATATTGATTGTTTATAGTATGTAGGCTAGGTGAATAATTATATTTCAATAAAATCTGCCACCGTTCTCCATATCTTCTATTTTTTTTCGAACCATGGAAATAATGTCTTATTACACCTGGTACGTATCCTAAACGTAGTGTTTTGACTCGTTCTTGAAAATCTAATACGGATTGTTTATAGTCATCTGTAGAATTTTCATTCACCGCTTTTGCCCCTTGCTTTATCAAAGAAAGAGCCATAATATTATCACCCGAACCCAATATTGCTTTTTCGTATAGACCCCCCATTTTTTCATAAGCTTTACGTGTACAAGCCCATGCAAACCCTGGATGCCAAAATCGAACGAGCTGTTTTGAATAATTCAACTCTTTTACATATTGATAACCAAAACTAGTAAAAATATTCATGGCTGCTTCTTGTTGATTCATATCAATACATTGACTAAATAATTGTACAATATCTTTTGTTCCATTGAGAACTTTCAAAGTATCCATAGCCCATGACGGATTTTCGAATTCTATATCAGAGTCAATCCATGCAAATGCTTTCCATGTTTTTGGCAATAAATATTTTACACCCATATTTACCATATTTTCTTTATGCCATATAGGATGTTCTGTACGAATTTGTAAATGTCGTGGATTTTTAGGATCGGTAATAATGAATCGCTGATTTTTATATGCATATTCTACTACATATATTATGACATCGGTTTCTTCTAGTTCCATGCGTTTAATGAATTCCTTTATTAATATGTATCGCCGTGCATACAAACATGGATTAGAAATACACAATATTACATGTAGTTTGTTTTCGATTGGGTCGTTGTTTTGGATAGCATCCTTTATTATGTTACGTTTGTATTGAATATCATCAATTTCAATATTATTGATAATTGTCATTTGTATATATATAATATTATATTTATATATTTTAACTGATAAAAAATATATAAAATTCTTGCTAACATATGTTAGTTATTGATATGTTCTCGAATATAACAAATATTTTTGAAACAAAATATAAAAAATTAATGTTTGAAGACATTCAATTTATGATTAGAACCCCTGAACAATCTATTATTATAAATACCATGAATGTAAATGAGCAAGATTGTTTGATAAAATACACGATCCCTTATCAAATGGAAGAGAAAATAATCAATGAATTGATTACAAACTGTGAGTTTCGGAAAAAGATTATTATTTATGGTAAAAATGCTAACGATGAGAGTGTCGAGAAAAAATACAAACAGCTTATTGTGTTTGGATTTTCAGAAGTATATTTGTATGTGGGTGGGATGTTTGAATGGATGCTTTTACAGGATATCTATGGGAGAGAGGAATTTCCGACTACGGCGAAAGTTCTCGATCTTTTGAGATATAAACCGGCGAGAACATTTGGGAATCGGTATTTGGAATATTGATTTTTTTACATAAAATAAATATCATAATACTATAAAATGGAACATTATTATAAAAATTTAGTAATTGTTGTATTATTTATTATAATTGGTTTAATATTATATTTTTATTCAACAAAAATATCATTCAATCAAGATGAATACACTATTTCCAAACCTGCACGAGACAATATCCAATATATGGATGGGATCGATGTTATTTATTGGATAAATTTAGATAGATCAACGGATAGACGAAAACAAATGGAAGCTATTTTCAGAGATCCCGTATTTCAAAACACTCAAATAGAACGTATTTCTGCTGTAGATGGTCGTAATTCGAATACGGTATATCCAAAATTAAACTTTATGTATAAACAAAAAAATGACTATGAATATGCATGCATGTTATCACATTTAGAAACTATTCGACGGTTCTCGAGAACAAACCATGAAGTAGCTCTAATAATGGAAGATGATATAACATTGGAATTTAAAAAATATTGGAGAAAATCAGTTCGAGAAATAATAAACAATGCACCATCTGATTGGGAAATCATACAATTATGTTATATTATAAACGGTAATCAAACTAATCCAAACCAATTTAAATTATACCAGCGAAACATAAGAAATACTTGTGTTAGCGCTGCAGCTTATTTAATAAATAATAGAACCGCGAAAAAGATAATCAATAGTATATATATTGATGGAAAATATAATTTAGAACACTATCTGATACATCATGCGGATTGTTATATTTTTAGTAAATCGATAACATATACATATAAATATCCTTATTTTATTTACAAATCAAACAATGATTCACTTTTACATCCAGAAGATTTAAATCATCATGAAAGATCAAAATTAAAAGTTATAGAAATGTATAAAAATATATAAAAAATATGACTTTATAATATAAATGGGCACTTTAAATATGCAAAGATTTATTATAATTTTATTATTATTAATATCTATATTTTTTATTTATGGTAACAAATATATTGAAAATTATGAAAATTATGAAATACCAAAAATTATTTGGACATATTGGGATGGAACAATTCCAGACATTGTTAATAAATGTATTGATACATGGAGAAAACATAATCCAACATATGAAATTATCGTATTGAATAAAAATAATTTGAATAAATATTTACCTGAAGTTGATTTTTCAAAAATGAAAAATATTGAAAATCCAGCACATTTTTCAGATATGGTAAGAATTCATGTTTTAGCAAAAAATGGAGGTATATGGTGTGATGCATCAATAATATGTTTAAAATCGTTTGATTGGATAAATGAATTACGTAGTAAAGAAAATAGTGAATTTGTAGGATTTTATATTGATTCGTTTACAAAAAACGAATATAAAAAAAAAGCACCAGTTATTGAAAATTGGTTTTTTGCATGTATTAAAGGATCTGAATTTGTATCTAATTGGCGCGATGAATACAAAAGGATAACTGAATTTGAATCTAGAAAACAATATTTAGAAAATGTCAAATCTTCTAATATAGATTTTCAAAATATTGGAATGAATGAATATTTAGCAATGCATATATCAGCTCAAAAAATATTACAAAGTGGACAAACATATAAGTTATCATTAATAAAAGCAGAAGATGATGCGTTCAAATATCTTACACAAAATGATTGGGATTCAAAAAAAGCTGTAAAAAATATAATAGAATGTGTTTCTGAATCAAACAATAATTCATCATGTAGTTTTTTGAAAGGTAAAATAATAAAACTAAGGGGCGATGATAGGAAAGAGCTTGAAAATATAAATACATCAAATAATTTTTTTGATAATTTTTAGATAACGCAAAAAATTGAATACTATGTTATTATTATAATCTAATAATATAATAATAACAAAATGTCTAAGCCTATCATCATTTCTATCGAAGGAAACATCGGATCTGGTAAATCCACTATTTTAGAAAAGTTACAAGATTTTATGAAAGATAATAATCGTATAGTATTTTTGAAAGAACCTGTAGATATATGGGAAACAATCAAAGATACTAATACTGGTGAAAACATATTACAAAAATTCTATAAAAATCAAGATAAATATGCATTTCCTTTTCAAGTTATGGCTTATGCGTCCAGACTGTCTATGATACGTAATACAATAATAAACAGTGACGATATTGATGTAATAATATGTGAACGTTCATTAGCAGCGGATAAACATATTTTTGCAAAAATGTTATATGATGATGGTAAAATAGATGATATTAATTATCAAATATACAACAAATTCTATAATATGTTTGAAGAAGAATTCAAATTAGATGGAATTGTCTATATTGATGCCGATGCGGAAATTTGTAGTGAACGCGTTAATAAACGGTCTCGTGCAGGTGAAAGTTGTATATCATTGGAATATTTACAAAAATGTAAATCGTATCATCATGAATGGTTAACAAATACAAATACCAATGTTTTAAATATCAATGCAAATGTTAATGTAACATATAATATAAGTGATCCAACTGATTTGGGTAGTGAATGGTTATACAAAATTAGAAACTTTATAGGTATTTTGACACCAAATAAAAAAAAACAATGCGTTTTATCATGGTCTTGAAGTTTACTAATATGCAGTTGATTGAATACAAAAAATTGAATATTTATTTTTTTATTTGTAAATCTCATAAACTTATAAAATGAAATCTTTAATTGAATTCTTTTTGTACACCATATTAGCTATATTATTTTATCGTAATTTTTATCCAAAACAAAAATATAATATTATAGATAAAAAACCTTATAATAATAGTAATAGTAATAGTTATAATAATATTTATAATAATATTTATAATAATAGTTTGAATGAATTTAATAAATATGAACATTTATATTATCAAAAGTGTAATAAAAATGATTATACACGACGTATAATAAACTATGACAATAATATTTATAAAGGACAAGCATTTTATGGGATAAAACATGGATGTGGTATTAAAACTTATTATGATAAAAATTTAAATGAAATAAAATATGAAGGTATTTGGGAAAATAATACAGAAAATGGATTTGGTATTTTATATAAAAAAAATATAACTATTTCGGGTAATAAAAAAAACAATAAATACGATGGTTTAATAAAAATCCAAATTGATTCATTTCCAAATACTTTGATAAAAAGAATTGACTGCATATTTGTAGATGGATTACAAAAAGATTGTTTTGTCATCTATTTTAATGATCAATATAATTATATTCCTGAATATTATGTAGAAAAATACAATATTCAATTAAAGAATATACTTTTATAACATACATAATAAATATAATTATAGTAGTTTTTTTATTTCGATAATTATATATGTCTATAAAAACACCTGTTCGAGCAGTTGCATGTTTTATTGCTAAAAAAATAAAGGGTCTTGTTTATTTCACAGAAGATCTGAAAAACGATACTGTTATTATTGATATTCATGTGGAAGGATTGAAAAAGAATGGAAAACACGGATTTCACGTTCATGAATGTGGTGATTTGAGTGAGCAATGTGAAAGTATGTGTGCACATTTCAATCCATTTGGTAAAAAACATGGTAGTCCAGGTTCACGAGAACGCCATGTAGGTGATTTAGGGAATCTAGTAACCAATAGTAACGGTATAGCGAATTATAGAATGGTAGATGATGTTATTAAATTACGCGGAACTAAAGCAAATATTATTGGTCGTGGACTTATTATTCATGCTGATGAAGATGATTGTGGTTTGGGTAGACACGAAGATAGTTTGACAACTGGACACGCTGGAAAACGCATTGCTTGTGCAGTGATAGGTTATGCAAAAAATTGAATATGATTTTTGCATACATTTTTTATATAAAAATAATCAAAATGTATAATTGCATCGAAGTAACAATGTGGTTAGTGTTTGGTCTCATTTGGTATCAAGGTAGTTATTTTATTTTCAAAAAACAACCAAAAGTAACAATAAGCAATGATGAATTAATAAAATATAATAATGTTTTGAATGAATATTATTATAATGAATTTTTATATAAAAATAAATGTCAAAATAGCATTGTTTCCATAGATCAAAACTATTCAAATTATATAAACGGTTGTATTAATATATCTTATAAAAATGATATTAGTTATGAAGGTTTTTGGGAAAATAATGTTGAAAATGGTTTCAGTATTATTAGTAATAAAGAATTTGAAATAAAAGGTTATAAAAAAAATAATATGTATTATGGATTAGTAAGAATTAATGGTTATTCATTCGATGATAATAATTTCAAGAGTTTAGATTGCGTATATGAAAATGGAAAAAAAAATGTGTGTTATTTTATTGATAAAAATAATAATATTAAATTTGTTGTTCCGGACAATATAAGTATTCCAATATAAAAAATATAAAAACCTATAGAGACACCCTTAATTGAATTTCACAATAATTTTAACAGTCTCTTTTTTTATGCATTTACACGCACTCACTGATAATTCTTCGCGCTTCTTACGGGTTTTTGTATTATTGGTAGTATCGATATATTCATCAGAATCGCCATCGGAACTACTACTGGTTGGACTACGTCTTTTTGAAGTGGTATTACGACTATTCATGTCGCGTTCGATATCATCATAGTTTTGTTCAATATAATTGATGATATTGTTCTCAATTGCCCATTTGAAAAAGTTCAGTTGACCTATAGTGGTTTCAATGTATTTTTCATCATCATAAGGAATACTAATACGTTCCCACCTACAAAACGGATCGAATTTACGCTTACTATATGCCTTAAGTTTTAGTTTATAATCATTATAGACCTTGAATCTGATTTTGTCTTGAATAGTTCCACGTTGGGTATTTAAATCGTAGACAGTATAATATTTTTTTGCGAAATTTGTTACAAACCAATCGACGATACGTAATGATATTTTGGTTTCACCATTAATAATAGACATCATTTTATTAAGGGTTGCGTGATTGTTGTAAAAATCCATGAGATTTTTCATTAATAAATCGTTTTGTGTATTGAGATTTGATGCACAATATAATGACATAGATGATTTTTGTATAGACTAGTATGTTTGTTTTGTTTATGCGGTTTTTTCGTAAAATATATAATTTTTCAAAAAATTGAATCAAATAAATATTAATAATATAAATAAAAAGACATGAATAAAAACGAATTATTACAAAAATGCAAAGACCATGGTATCAAATACTATAGTTCCAAAAATAAATCACAATTAATAGAAATGATTAAAAATCATGAATCAGATCTTAAACATAAATATATAACACACGAGACGATTGAAAATACGTTTATACCTTTTTCAAATGAAAATATAGAAACATCACGAATCAATATAAATTTCATTGATTTATGTTGTGGTATAGGTGGATTCAGAGTTGCACTTGAAAACTTCGAAAAAAACAATACAAAATATAAATTCAACTGTGTATTATCAGCTGACATAAAAGATGATGCTTTAAAAACATATAATTTGAATTTCAACGAAAATAACAACAAATTGAATATATTCGAAATTGATGAAATTCCCAGTTTTGATTTACTTTGTGCCGGATTTCCATGTCAACCATTCAGTTCAGCCGGTAATAAAAAAGGATTTGATGATAATAGAGGTGGTATTATATTCAAAATTATTGATATGTGTAAAAAAAACAAGCCTAAATACGTAATACTTGAAAATGTATCTAATTTGATTACATTAGAAGATGGTAAACCATTGAAAAGAATATGTGATGAATTCAAAAATCTGAATTATTTCGTAAGTTATAAAAAATTAAATTCTTCTAATTTCGGTGTTCCACAAAGTAGAGAAAGAGTATTTATAGTTTGTTCACTAGAAAAACATATTGATATGGAAAATATAAAATATGTCGAACCCTTGAATATATTAAATAGTATTATTGACTCTAACGCAAAGTATAGTGATATTGATCTAAATTTTGCAAATAAAATATTGGAATTACATTCAAAAAAACCATTATATGGATATAAAATGCAAGATAAACGTGGCGGTGAAAATAATATTCATTCATGGGACATCGAAATAAATGGTAAAATCAATGATGAAGAAAAAACACTAATGAAAATGATAATGACTGAAAGAAGAAAAAAACATTGGGCTGAAAAAAAAGGAATAGAATGGATGGATGGAATGCCTCTTACATATAAAGAAATTATTACTTTTTATAGTAATACAGAACTTAAGACCATGTTAGATAATTTAGTTTCTAAAAAATATTTAAAATTGGAAAAACCGAAAAAATTGGTTTCAGGAAAAAGAGTATATGATGATAATGGTGAACTTGGTTATAATATTTGTAAGGGCAAACTGAGTTTTCCAATTACTAATATATTAGATCCGAATTCAATATGTCCAACATTGACTGCTACTGATAGTAATAAACTAGTTGTTATTATAGATGATAAATACATAAGAAAATTAAATGATAATGAACTAAAATTAGTATGTGGTTTTCCATTATCATTCAAACTTCCCAGCAATATTGATAAATATGATTTGTTTGGTAATATGGTAATACCTAATGTTGTAGAGGCCGTATTAAATTGCATATTTTGATTTTATTATAGTAAATTGATCATTTATTAGTTTGATCTTATTTTCTTTGTCTTCTATGTGAGGACATTGTCTTATACATTTAATTATATTATCAATAAATAATTGGGGTGTTTTATCGATAGAATACCATTTTTTTACACTATCTGGTCTGATATTATACCATACATTTTTTTTGACTTGCATGGATAATGGGTATTTGCCTGTGTATGAAACTAATTTATATACAGGTAAATAATGGAATTTTACTATTTTGATTTCATTATTTTCGAGTATATATTCAAATACCAAATACTGAGTATTGAATAGCTTTTTATATACGCCATTTTCAAGACATAATTGGTTTACATAGCTTGTAAAATTACCTATATCAAACCCAGGTGATGTCATAAATACTTTTTGTTCAAATTCATATTGTTTATTCATACCGTAATAATCTGGTGATGCCTGTTTTGGTCCTTCTTCAAAATCTGCTAATTTTTCTTTTATACATTCGAAGAATATATCTTCCAAAATATCACCAACTGCGTTACAATTATTTATTACTATGGTTTTGTTCATAAAAGTAGCGCAGATTTTTACAGATTGCCTTTCAAAAGATTTACATATTTCAATCAAATTATCTGTATTATTGTAATGTATGATGGGAATTAATGTTTGATTTTCCATGGTTTTTTGTTATTGTTTATAAAATAACAAAAAATTCAATTTTTTCATAAAATACATTGTAATTTACTACCTAGACTCCTATAATAATAACCATTATATGAAATGTTTTTGTCTAATGCTTTGGCTAAGGTCTTAAACATAAAAATATAATATAAAATAGAATAATTGTATTGTTTTATTATTGCTCGCTACTTAGGAAGAGCAAGTTTTCAATGCATTATGCAGTATAGTTATTTTCTTCCTGAACAATCCGGACTAATCTTATTATTAATATAAAAATCTATATTTTATATTAATTTTTATTGTTTTTAGAATTTTAATTCTAATCAAACGATTTTTTAGTTTAATTACTTTTAATTACTGTATGCTACACCAGCCATGCCACTCATGACACGAAGTACGTTGTAATTGACAGCATAAACTCTGACCTTGGCAGTGGCAGTTCCACCAACAGTTCCTGCTGAAAGAACAAGTTGAAGAACGGCGTTATCAATACGGGAGAAGTTGCAGGACCCGCTTGGTTGATGCTCTTCCGGTCTTAGGGCGAATGAGTAAACATTGATACCAGCATCAGGTGCGCGGGTGTGGTGTTGGAATGGTTGGACAACATCGAAGTAGTTACCTTCGCGTTCAGAGAATCTGTCTTGACCGTTAAGTTGTAACTTAGCAGTGACGACTGGGTTCTCACCCCAACAGTGCATGTCAAGGGCGGTCTCTGAAAGAACGAATGTTCCAGCATCAGATACAAGAGATCCAGTAAGATCGGCAGCAGCGAAAGGCTGTTCTGTGTAAGCAGTACCTTCTCCAGCGGCAGCACCTGGAAGATCGAAAAGACCAGAGGTGGTAATGAAAGCACCACTAGCGGCTTCACCTGGGCCAGCGAAAGCAGCAATGGATGGAGGAAGAGCGTCGATGGCATCAGTGTAGTTGAATGGTTGAGCACCAAGGGTTTTGAATAGAGTTCCAGCAGCATCTAATGATGAACAGTAATCAACGTTGGCATCAGGTTGGACAACCCAGATAAGCTCCTTGCAAGGGTGGTTGAAGTTAAGCTTGATCTTGTTTGATGATGAACCGACTGATTCGTCACCAGTGAATTGAAGTTGTTCAATAAGGTATTCATGAGGGTTTTGTGCCATCTTTCTACGTTCATCAGTATCAAGGAAGATATAGTCGACGTAAAGGGAAGCAGCAACAAGTGATTGTTGGTATGCTTGGGAGACTGATTGAGTTCCAGAGGTGGCAGCTAAATCACCGACAGCCCATAGACATTCACCAATAGGACGGAAATCAATATTGATCTTGACTTCGTGGTATTGAAGAGCGATTAAAGGAAGTGCAAGTCCAGGGTTTCTGCAGAACCAGAATAAAAGAGGAATGTAAAGGGTGGTTTCTGGAAGAGCGTTTCTTGGAGCACAAACTTGGGATGGTCCACCTGAAGCAGCACATGGGCCTGAGACGTTGGCAAAATTAGGATCAATCATGTAGGTTAATTGAGTGGTGTTACCAATCATCTTGAAATATCCACGTTGTTGTTCAGCAGACATGGTAAGTTGATTCCAGATGTGCATCCAGTCACCGTATTGACGGTCAATTCTTTGACCACCAATTTCAACTTCAACTTGAGCGATGATTTGTTCACCAATGTAGTTTAACCAACGAGCATAGACGTGACCAGCACTACCTTTCATTGATTGGTTGATTTCAGGAAGAGTTAATTGTAAATAAGTTCTGTAAGCAAGATCACCATTACGTGAGATGGTGCAGGTAACGCGACGACCGAAATCGGCTTGACCTGAGAAAGTTTGTTCGATTGATTCCATAGCGAAGTTAGTATGGCGTCTGTATGACACCTTCCAGAAAGTGATTTCAGGGGTTCCAGTAAGGAAAACATCTTGTGCGCCATAGGCGACTAATTGCATGAGACCTCCAGCCATATCTTATGATATTTATAAACTATACAAAGAAAATAATTTGGAATAAATACCTAAATTAATAATTATTTTAATAATAGTAAAAAAATATTATTTTACTATTTATTATACATAATATCACTAGAAATAGTTTTTACTAAATATTATTGATTCTGACCAAATTTAAATAATTTTACATAGAATTATAGAGGTTGATACATACTTTTATAAGATGATAAAGTAGTTACTTCTTCTCGATCACCGTTTGTATATCTCAAACATACTCCCAAAATGTTACCATTATAACAAACAGTCAATCTAGGACCTGTATCAAATAAACTAAAACCCCATCTTTCTTTTTTCATATCTTCGTATGTATATATTTTTCTGTTAGCTCTAATAGTACCAGTACATCTTCGTTGTCCGTCTTCACAAACTATATAATGATCGAATAATGATGATACATTAAAATTATGTTGACGAACATCATCCGGTAATTGCATATTATTTTTTATATGTGTTTGTATTTCTATTTCAATATTATTTTCATTACACTTTATAAACAATGTTTTTATTTTCAATACTATTTTAGCTTTTCCTTTCACCCGTGATGATAGATCCGTTTTTATATTACATCCCAAATCATCTAATATTTTATCCGCAGTAGAATCATTATACTCTTCACTATATTCAGGATGTATTTCGCCTGTTTTTGTATTTATAATATTGAATTTTTTGTTTTCACTATCTTTTTTTATATTACTTTTTCTAACATTTGTTTTCGTTATTAATGAATCATTTTGTATAAATGACAAATTATATGTATCATCATCATTATACGCAGTAATTAAAGCATCCATCCAAACATTATTATATTTATATTTGACTGTATCATCTATAATCCAATGATCCCTTATTAGTTGTTTTTTTTGCCAATCGTCATTCAAATATTCACTGAATGTAATTTCTTTTGCCGCCAATTGAAACGTCTTCAAATGGCCATAAACTCGAATTGATTGAAATTCACCGTATTTACTTGAATAATGCGCAACACGTAACTGTGCTTGAGCAATAGTTCCATAACTAACTGTCGGTCTGTAGTCATGTGTTGCAAACACGCGATCATGAAATTCCCATTCAGTGGATCTTGTACTTGTTTGTTCATGAACAATCACAATCAATTTATCACTTTGTTTATTATCCCAATAGCTTTTATTACTCCAATTTACAGTTTCACATGAAATGTTATGATTATTATTTGTATATTTGGATAAATCGGATTTATCAGCTATAATATTTACATCAGCTAATTCTGGAAACAAATGTGAATTATTCAAGAATTCTTCGATTGAACGATTATTACTTCTTTGTGAAGTTCTTTGTGAACTTCTATAAGTTTTATAGGTCAATCGTAAAACAATGACATTTCTTATTTTTTTTTCTTTTGTTATTAAATATTTTTCGGCTTCAGCTATATTATTTTCATTTATATATTTATTGTACAAATACGTAGCTTCAACTTTTTCCATTTTTGAGTTTCTAAGATTTTCTTTTGCATCTGCAATAATTTTTTTACCTTGTGTCGATAACATACAAGTACCATCTTCTTTTTTGAATTTGAAAAACGGAATTGCATTTTCTACCAATTTTTCATCTAAGAATTTTTTAGCACCACAATATGTTTCAGGTGGAATATAATATAATTGAATACCTTGTTCATAAATACCGCCAATAAAATTTTCATCTTCTTCATTTTGGGTTATGTCTTGTGAAAATAATAGTTCTTCTGGAGTTGCACTGTACAAAATTGTAAAAATATTTCTATTTTCTTTTATTCTACTATAAATAAATTTCAAACTTTGTCTCGATCCTGTTCCGTAATCACACTCATCCGCGTGTAATATTAATTTTTTACCTTGTGAAACCCTTTCGTTTATATATCTTAAAGCTTCTTTTGCCACTTCCACTGATATTATTGAAAATACTTTTAGATTATGTTGTTCTAATTCACGACGTTGACTTTCATCTGCTTTTCTATGGAATGCAGATATAAAAATATGTTCTCGTATTTCAGACCCATGATCTCTACGAGCAATATATTCAACTATTTCTCGTTTACCAGATTTGACTTCACCATGGATCAATATTCGTCTGACTTCATAGTCTCTAGATTCAATCAATGGAACGATATTGGAATCTACAAAATTAGTTATATAAGGTCTATAACGTTGAAAGTCTGCAACTGCCCATGGTTTGGGTGAATTAGTCAAAGCACAACCACTTACGATTAATGAATTCATTGTTGAAATAAATAATGACATAGTTTGATTTTTATTTGATTTTATTGAATTTTATAAAAACTATTTATAGAATTCAATTTTTTATTGGTCCAATTATTGGTTGAATTTTTTGGTTGAATTTTTTGATGAAATTCTATTTGCTTTTCTAGTTTCTCGTATACATTTGAAATCCGAGTTTCTTATGTATCCAGGTTTACATTTATTGATACATCTACGTGTTTTTGGATTTCGCTCTTTGCCCGGTGGACATTCTTTTAATTTCATAATTGTATCTTTACCTGGTGTATTTAGTAATAATTCTGCATTTACTTTAATATCGAGACCAGAATTAGCCAATAGTTTTTTAATTTTTGTTTCAGATTTTTTGTTATAATCTATTACAATGTTTTCATGGATTTCTTTTTTATGTTTTTCTAACAAACCACTTTCTGTTATGATATATTCTAACTGACTTCTAGCTTCTTCGATTCTTAAACGACCCAACAAATCCGGAGTAATCATTTGATAGTATAAAACATATAATTTATCTACTATTTGGACATCCAAAAATGGTTTTGCATAAATAAGCCAATGAATCATCGTAAATCCCAAACCATATGTATCGATACTATCAATCGATTTTTCTAAAAAGTCATTGTATTCGTATCTATCGATGCCATCTGTCAAAAAACGTTTATATTCATTCAAAAAAACACCCCGGTCTTTTCGGTAGTCATCACGGTTTATGTTTGAATTCAATACATAATAAAAATAATTATGCATATGTTCAACATGCTCATTTTTTTTATTGCGATTTACAAAATCCTCTATCAATCCATTATAGATTGTTGCACGATATTGTCTATTTTTATTTTTGAATTTTGTAAAAAGAGTTTTGTTCAAATATTCGAGTTCCCATGGAAAAGACCAATGAAATGTAGCCATATGATTTTTACTTTTTTTGGATTCTTCTATTAGTTTTGTCTTCGAAGTCATCAACCCGAAGTCAATATAATTCAACCGTTTCGTTTCGTCATTATAGACAATGTTTTGTGGTTTCAAATCATGATGTACTAAATCATGCTCTTTGAATTTTATTAAGCCTGTAAATAAACGTAATGATTCCAATAAAAACAACTCGGATTCGTTTCTATTTGCTACAGATGGAGTCCATTTTTTTATTTTTTTGACATAATCTTCGATATTGATGCCACCATCACCCATGATTATTAGTTTGTGCTGTTTTAGGTCATTTATTACATCAGATCCGATGGTGCATTTTTTTATGGCATTGATATTGACTGGAATGTTTTCTATTTCACATGAAACTGGTTTCCCTACATAAAAGTCGTTTTTTTTGTCGGCATCTTTTAGATTTCTATATTCTTTGAGTTCAGTTTTGGCTGCTGATTTGAGTAATACTTTTGATACCTTGTTTTTGTATGATAATTTAGGTTTGTTTTTACATGTGAGACTTGGTTTATGAACACAACCATATGAACCTTCACCGATTACCTTGGGTTCAGACATATATTGATAATGTTATTAATATATGTTGAGATTTTTGTGATTAGGAGTTTTTGGAATCTAATATGTCTTTGGAGAAGTTGGATATTAGAAATGTTTCTAAATAATTTTCTTGGAAAATTTCACGACGGTTCTCGTGTTTTTTTGTAAAAATATAGGAGTCATCGGATTTTTTGATTGTCCAACCTTGGTCGAGGGCATTTTGGATGAAAACCATTTTTTGGAATTGTTTTTTTGTTATTTGGATAGATTGATCGGTGGGAATTTCAAGATTTTTAGTGGACATTTATTTATATATTTTTAAGATAGACGTTTTCGGCGGTATTTACGAGTTTTGGATTTCTTTGTAATTTTACGTCCTGCTTTTATTCTTTTATTAGTATATTGATTGTTATTATTAGATGGACTTCTACTACGTTTTAATGATTTACTAATAATCTCAACTTCGTTTACCGGAAGAAATTGTGTAAATAAATTTTGAGTTTCTCGTTGTAAAAATAAATTGTTTACATCTTTAATGGATTTTATTGAATAGTTTTGTGATGGTGATGCTTTTTTGGGAATAGTTGACATTTTTTTGGGTGATGCTTTTTTGGGACTAGTTGACATTTTTTTGGGTGATGTTTTTTTGGGACTAGTTGACATTTTTTTGGGTGATGGTGATCTCATGTCTAGTTTTTCATCGATGGCAATGATCAAATTATTTAATAATTCTTTGAACTCTGGTTTAGTTTTCAATTCATTTAAAATTTCTTGTGCATGGGCTTCATTTATTATTTTGATTCCAAACGTTTCTTCTGGGCGATAAGTATATTTTTTTGGTGATGCTTTTTTTTCAGGTGATGGTTCTCCGCCATAATAATCGTAATTATCATCATCATTATCATCATCACTATCAACTGTTTGAGTTATTTTTTTTTTTTGTTCATTTTTTAATTGTTCAAATTCATTATTACTTGAATTTATCCACATAATAATGGTCAATGTTCGTTTAGAAATATCAAAAATATCGTCTTTAACAAATCTCTTTATAATATCATTTGCCGCTGGACACCAAACATCATTTGTATAATCTTCTATATTTTCTTTTACAATTGTTTTACTTTTTTTCAAAAGATGAAATTTTTCTACAAATTCAGGATCGTTTTCGCTTTCATGAACAGTTTCAGAACAAATGGCTTTTACGATTGCATCTGTTCCATCCTCATCATATTCCCACTTATTTTCCTCATTATCAAATCTCATACTAATCATTTCTGATTTTTTTCGATTACAATGTACATGAGAAGTTCCATAATTATAATGACTTTCACTTGACATAGTGGACAATAACATTCCAGCTAATAATGCTGCAACAATCCCACCAATATGTTCACAATCTCCACAATTAGTTACAAATTTTTTATCATAATAAAAGTAAACTGGTTGACCACACATCCAACATTTTCCGCAAGTACCTTGACCTATAGGACTGGTTAATTTCTTTTTTATATCTTTTTTACTATTACCATCAAACGGTCTACCATCCTTTGGATTTATATCACCTTTAAATTTCGTGTTTTTCATTTTTTCATTTTGTATATGCTTACGCGTTTTTTCATCAATATAATTTATAACTACTGAATCTTCGATATTTTTGTTTTTAGCAATTTCTGCAGCAATTTTACATTCTAAATCATTATTTTGACCAGTATTCTGAAATTTTTCACGATATTTGGGGATTTTGCTTTGTAATTTTGTTTGGATTTGTTTAATAGAAAAACCTTCTTTAAACATTTCAGCTATGTCTTTAATTATAATATAATTCTTTTTATCAATAATTGTCATCCTTTATATATATGAATATATTATTCTAAATATTTTTACACTTTTGCAATTATAAATACACAAAGGTGTAATTTTTGAATAGATTCGTCGGTATGGATTGTTTAATTTTTTAGAAACAATATGGGATTCAATATAGACGTTTTCGGCGGTATTTACGAGTTTTGGATTTCTTTGATTTGATTGATTTCTTTTTTGAAACTTTTTTGTTCTTTCGACGTTTTGTTTTTTTGTTTGTTTTTTCAATGTATTTTTGAGTATTTTTATTTTTTTTTAAAATGTTGTGTTTGGTATTGCCACCAATATCCATTTCTTCAGTTTTATTATCTTTTTTAGTTTTTTTTTGTATATGGTATGGCGGTTGAGGAGGGGAATTGTTTTGTTGCGAAAAAAGGTTTTGGTTTGTTTGTGGATTTGATTGGTTATTATCTAATACAGGATTTAGCCGCTTTGGGTTTCGGTAATTTGGGTTTCGGTAAATTTTTTTTTGTTCTTCTGTCATATCTAAATTAAAACCAACAAAGGATTTATTAGCGTTATTTTTCAAAGATGATGCATCACTATCATAATCATCATCAGATGGTACATAACTACTACCATTGTCTTGTGAATCATAAACAACAGCATTGATATTTGTTCCTTGATTTTCTCGTTTTTCTTGAATTTCTCGATTTTTTTTAATTTTTTTTATTTTTTCGTCAAATGTACTTTTTGAAAATTCTATTTCAAATATTTTAAAATTAGTATTAGATTCATTGTCAAATAAATTATTCAAAAATTCTATCAATTTATTGAATTTTTCTTGATCTTTATAATATGGAATAATATTTGAAACAAAATTTAATAAAATTTCCAATACATCTTGTTGAATTGTTTCGTCTTTATCATGTTCTATCACGCCAATATCTTCGATTAAAAAATATAAAGCCGCCATTATATGTTTGTAAAATTTTTTTGTATTTCTCATCGAGTCATCATAAGCTCTACCAGGTCGAGTAGGTTGTTCGGGAATTATAAAACGATTATTTGGCCAGATTAATATATAATCTAATAAATCTATAATAGTATATTGGTCTAAAACTTCTCTGAAAACTTCAACTGGTATTTCTCTACTTATAATATTATTTTTTTTTTTTTCGTATGTTTCAGGAAGACCACCAATAATACTTTCTTCGCGAATAAGTTCTTTTGGATCACTAGGGATTTTATCATTTTTTTTTGCATTTTTATCATCAGAATTTACTGACTTAAATTCGGTTTGCTTACATGCGATTTGCTTTAATATTATATTTTTTTTTTTTCCTTTTTCTTCTATTTGTATAATATCATATAATGTCTCTGTTTTATTCCTATTTTTATCTTCAACAATATGATTATAAATACCTATTTTTAAAAATATTTTTTTATCATCATATTTTTCAAATAATTCATTTTTTTTTATTTTTTCACCTAAAGATCCATTATCAAAATTATTAATAGCATTTGGAATACTATTTCGATCTATATTTTCTCGAATAATTTGTTTTCTTGGCATTTCATGATAAACCTTTTCAAAATTACGATTATAACCAAGATGTGTATCGTCTATTTTAGAATATAATACATTTTCTAATTCTGTAGCAGTTAAAGTTAAACTCGGTATTTTTGAACGAACTTCATCAATAAATTCTTTTTGGAGTGTTTTACCGCTATCAATATCAATATTACCGCTATCAATATCACTATTAATAAACATATTAATTTTACTATACAATGCATTTACTGTACCTTCTATATTTTTAATTCGTTCGTTGTAACTATCCAACAATTGAATCATATATATTGCCATAAAACTTGATGACTTTCTTGGGTCTTTTATATCATACAAATTTTTAATATTACTTTCTATTTTAGCAATAAAATCATAATGATTATCTTGAAAATCTTCTTTTCTAAATTTATCGAGTGAATGTTTTAAAATAAATAATTTTCTTATGATTTCTATATCTGGATTCGCAAATTCAAATGGTGGTATGTAAAAGTCGGTTCTACCATTTGGTCTATTGTATGCTGTAAGATTTTTACATGCTATTGCGGCTAATTTATCTCCGGTCATAAACCAATATGTGTTTAAAGGATCTGTTTCTTGTAAATATTTGAGAAAAACCATGGGACAAAAATCTCCAGCTGCTTTACATTTCAAGAGAATCAATATTAATTTTTCTTGTGTTTGTATGTCCAAACTATTTATATGTTTTTCATCTAATTTTATTGGGATATTTGTTTTATTACAAAAATTAGGTAGCAAATAACATTCAAATTTTTTCGCTTGTGTTTTTGACCTTCCTTTAAAATTGTTGGAATCTTTTTCGAAATCTTGCAATAAATTAGTTAATATAGTTACTCCTGCTTCTTTTTGACAATACATTATCGGTTTGTAATCATTTTCATCGTTTTTTATACTAATTTGTATAGGACAATTTTTACACAGCACAGGAATATTAATTTGGTCTCTTAATGAAAAACATATATCTCCTATACATACTGATTTTGTTTTCAAAGTATCAAATTGTTGATAGAATTTATCATCCATTGATGGTTGTTTCGCAGCATCTATTATAGCAACCGTGTCTTTTAATTGTATACCTTTACCTCCTGAGTCACTAAATTCTTTTAACATAGCGGTATTTGCGGTATCTATTCCCAAATAAATGCCGTCAGAACTTTTTTTATTTAATTTTTTTAAAACTTTTTCAATACGTCCGTCTTTTTCATCATTATCATTATCATCAGAATTTTTTAAAGCAACATCCATACTTCCTGTTTCTTCTTCAACGTCTTTCATTTTTGATGTTTCTTCTTCAACGTCTTCATCATTCATTCTTACTGTTTCATATAAAAAAACATCTGGAATTTGTATTTTGTATTTTTTATTTATATATAAAATAATTTCACTATTGGCATGAATCCATATTTGAGATAATTTTTCTGTATTTTCAACATTGTATGCAGATACGATAGTTTTTTCTATTTCGCTTATGAAGTCAATAACATCTTTTTTATCCATTTTTCCTTCATTTAATAATTTTTCTATATAAACAACTTTGCAATTTTCATAAAGTTTTCTTGTATAATTTTTCGTATGGAAATCGTGTGGTGTACCAAATGCTGCGATTGCTGTTTCATTAAGATAATCTAATAGTAATTTAATTTGTGTTTTTTTTATATCTTTATCAGTATATTGGACTAACTCTTGAAGTAAAAAATCATCCAATGAATTAATTTTTTTATTATTTAGTTTTTCAATAAATGTTTTGTATTTTACTACTTCACTTTTATATATCGTATTGGTGTTTTGCGAAAGATTGAAAATTTCATCACAATTTTCTCTCAAAAGGTCGAGATAACTTGGATTATATCCATTTTCATCTGAATTAACACTTTCTAAATCCGCATTTTTTATAGAATTCATATATAGAATTTATATATATAATTTATATCTATTTTTTCTATTTTTATTTATACCGGTAAAGATTAAATTATTACACCTCATTATTATTCTCATTTCGTTTCGTAATTCTTTTCGGCGTTAAAGACTTCAATTTTGAAACACGCTTTGTATCTACGATTCGCAATGTAAAATTATGTGTTACGTTGTTAAAACCAAGACCGATATCGATCATAATATCTAAACTAGGTTGTACATATTCCCAACAGTATCTAAAATTTATATAATCAACACAAAATAAAACCCCCAATCTTAACATAATTTAACAAAAAACTCACATAAAAAACACAAACTATTAATATCTATAAAACCCCAATCAAAAAAAACAATACTATGTCCGCTACTAATTCAAAAACGGTACAACCATCAAAATCGACATCCAATACGATCGATGAAAAACATACTGAAATGCTAAATTATTTCCATGAAATAGAAACCACCATTATTCCTAACCTTCAATCCGAAAAACTACGCCTAAAATCCATGATTCCAACTCTAAAAGACCATCAAATAGATGAATATATGGATATCCGTGATAAGATAACCGATATACGTTCTCAAATACGCTCCCTAAAATCCCAAAAAAAAATGTATCTACTAGACAACTCTAAATACATTTTCGATTATTTTGAACAAAAAAAACAGATATCAACTTCGTCAAATACTACCAATCAAAATACCAATGTTCTCAATTCCTTTTTTAAAATTCGGTCAAATACATCGAATCCTGATTCATCAAACCCTAATAGTGATAAATATTCCCAATCCAAAAAAGCCTATCAAAACTACTGGCGTAATGTCAACAACGAAATAACCAATATCCAAGACTTTGTAATTACTAGTGACGTATGTGAAATATGTAATAAAGGAGAACTTATTCCACAAGATGAAGAGGGTATCATGATCTGTAACAACCAAGGATGTGGTAAATTCATTACTTATATTATCGATAGTTCAAAACCCACCAACAAAGAGCCACCCAATGAAGTATCCTATACTGCATATATTCGTCTTAATCATTTCAAAGAGATTCTTTCACAATTCCAAGCCAAAGAGACTACACAAATACCAAAAGAAGTCATTGATGCGATCAAAGCACGTATAAAAAAAGAGCGAATCCAAGATATGTCCTTGATAAATTATGATAAAATGCGTGATATTTTACGTAAGCTGGGTCTAAATAAATACTTTGAGCATATTCAATATATTAATTCGCTTTTTGGAATAAAACCACCCATCATGAATGAGGAATTACATGAGACATTATGTGTACTTTTTATTGAGATTCAAAAACCATGGGCAGTGCATTGTCCAGCGAATCGTACTAATTTTTTCAATTATACTTATACGTTGTATCAATTATGTGTTTTATTAGATCAGACCCAATATTTACCGTATATTCCTATGATGAAAGATCGTGAAAAACAATTGGAACAGGATATGATATGGAAAAAAGTATGTAATGATTTAGATTGGGAGTTTTGTCCGACGGTATAGGTTTAGATAATATCTGATTATTATTTATAAATATAAAATGGATACTTATATCGATGAAGATCATTGTAATTATAAAGACATTGAAAAATATTTACAAATATTAAAAAACACAAAAAATAAAGATAAGGCTTTAACACCTCAAGAAGCAAAAAATGAATTATTTATTCCAAAAAAAAACATAGTAGAAAGCGATAAAGAATGTGTAAAAAAAATTATATGTGATAATAATTTTTCAGATTTAATAGATATATATTTTAATAAAGAAGAATATGATTGTAAAAAACAACAATTAACATTTGATAAAATATCAACACCTAATAATCCAACAACTACTAATAATCCAACAACCAATGATAGTACAACAATAACTAATAATCCAACTAATGTTGCTAGAGCGGCATCGCTTCCTAATCAATCGTTTGATGATTCAATAAAAAATATAGAAGAAAATATTAAATTCAATAAAAATTATTATGATGTTGTAAAAAATTATTCTGAACAATTTACAAGAACATATACTGATACAGAAAAAAAAACAGCTAAAACCATGTTAAATAAATATAAAACAGAATTAGAAAAATTAATAAAAGATAAAAATATTAATAATATTAACAAGGCAAAGATTCAAAAAAAAATTGATATTATAATCTTATTAAAAAAAAATTATAAATTTGGAGGAAAAACCAAAAAAAACAAACGGTCAAAACGCTCAAAACGATCCAACAATTCGAAACGCTCAAAAACAAAAAAATCACGCAGAATATGATTTACATAAATCTATAAGTTTCGTCTCTACATATTTTCTCAATTCATTATTATTTGGATCTAAATGAATTTCATCATCACTGTATTCCGTTTTAATAAACCCTTTTTCGTCAGAAATATAATCATAAATATCAAAAAATAATAAATTATAATCACAACATAATTGTTTCAAAACGAAATTTGCATATTTTGTATACATATGACGTTCTTCATAAGTGCCGAATGTTGTTACACCTGGTGAATCAGGTAAAGGATTTGGATATATACAACATATTATTGGAATAATATTACAATTCTGTTTGTAATACAAAAACAAATTAATATACTTGATTAACAAGGACGCGGTTTCTTCTTGCCATTTATCCTTAGCATGTAAATATATATTTTTTTGAATATCATTGAACCCACAAGTATACATTACAAAATCGTTTTCACCAATAACTATATTTTCATGACCTCTTCCTATAATTTTCGGTATATTGCGGATATCAATATTTGAATTAATCAATCTATAAACTGTTATAGGAAATTCGTCTGTCATTCCTCCCCATAATGCAATCATTTTTTTAGATTTATAAAAAAAAATAGAATGACTATCACCTGCTACAATAATCTTTTGACCAGACTCTAACCCACTATCAGTAATACTATTAAAATTATCTTCTTTTACCTCAGTTATCAATGATGAAATTTGCTGTTTTAATTCCGCATTTTCTTTTTCTAAATTTTCTATATATCTTTTCAATCCACTAGCTAATGTATCAAAATTAGAATTCATTATAATTTTGATAAACAAAATAAAAAATATTTTTTACCGAATTATACTTTATCAGTATCATTCATCTTCTCTTTACGTTTCATATAAGCACGATGTCTATACTCTTTTAATTTATCCGGGTTCTCCTCTTTAAGACGGTTCAAATATTGTTTTGCATTTTCTTTGACACGCTCCTTGTTTTTTTCATAATATTTACGATGACGTTCATTATTTGTATATTTTTCTAATTTTGTTTTTAGTCTTTCAATTTCAGCCTCTAAAGCTGTGATTTTTTCGTCCCGATTATCCATTTTATATTATCAAAATAAAAAATTCCTAAATATTAAACGTAAAAACATCACTCCAAAAAACTACTAGTATATGATACCAAATATCGATTATTGAAAAATTCCATGACAGAATCTACTTTCTTATTTCCAGCAGTATTATCTAAAATTATACGGACGGTTGTATCGAATAATTTATCTCGACTAATATCAATGTATATAGGAAACTCAAAATATGATATAAGAGATTCAGCATTATTAGAATCGTCTAATTCCGAATGTGTAAAATGTCTATGAGATACTTTGGATATTTTTCTACAACTAATACCATAACGATGTACTAAATATATTTTTTGACCAATATCGTTAATAGTCAATTGATTTGCGTAAATAATTTTATAGAATCCGCTATTATGAAGTAATTCTATAGATAGGTTTTTAATTGTATGATCTATCATTTTCATTATATTTTTGTATAATGAAAATTTATATTATGTATTCAATTTTTTGGTTTACATAGGGAATTTCACTAGATTTAAACCTAAACCAAGACCTGCACCATTTCTTGCTGAAGCACCCATTGATGGAATGAATACATCAAGGATACTGAATGCAGCAGCAGCAGTTAGTGCAATAATAACAATTTCTTCAACATTCAATGGTTTACGAGGAACAATTGTAGCAACGACTGCAACAACTAAACCTTCGATTAAATATTTGATAGCTCGCTTAATAAGCTCGGTTAAATCGAACATTCCTGACATTCTATTAATATATTATATACCAACAAAATAATTCCTAAATAAAATAAATATTAATATTGATAGCAAATTACTTAAATAAAAAAATACAATAAAATTATAAAATGAGTTTTGAAAAAAAAATTCTTCCAAATGGTAAACAAAATCCTAAATACATCGATTTGTGCGATGAAGATCCTCCAATTGCAGGACAAAAATTCGCATGTATTTCTTTCGTTTCACCTGAGAAAACTCTTAAAAAACGCGAAGTCTATTTATTTGATGAATTTATTAAACAATGGGAATTTTCTAAATCTATGGAAAGATACTTCGATTTTGTCCATTTTATTGCATATAAATATAATCTAAAAGTAGAGACCCTTATTGATGATTTCAATGACTTCGTAAAAGAAGAAACTGATAAACTCAAAAAAAGTGGCATCGAGGATGATTACAAAAATTTCATGGATAAACAAGAAGAAAAATTAAATGAACAATTCAACCGCGAACATGCTTTCCAAACATCAGTTCGTGGTTTAAAAATCCGCGGCGTTTTTCCATCTCAAGAAGAGGCCGAAATGAAATGTAAAAAACTACGCGAACAAGACCCTAACCATGATATTTTTGTTGGTCCAGTAGGTATATGGGTTCCATGGGATCCAGATGCTTATAAAACCGGCCGTGTAGAACATTTGGAAGAAGAGCTCAATGCACTTCATAAGGAAAAACTCAAGAATGAGGAAATGGCTAAAAAAGAGTTTGAAGAGCGTGTTCGTGAAACAAAAAAGAAGGCCATTATGGAGAACATCGAAAAAGCAAAGAAGAGTGGTAATGTTTTAACACAAACCATGGATGAAGAAGGTAATTTAGTCGGTGTTAAAGAAACCATTAATTTCGAAGAACGCGAAGTTGAAGATGCTGAAACCACACAATTACGTAATGAATTATTAGTCAAAAATATTATCGAAAGTGATACCAAAAAATCAAACGAACAATCAGATGAATAGGAAAAATTATATTACCAGGTGGATGGTAATTTTACACAACAAATCAATACAATTATATTATTTTTTATAATAATTATAAAAATAATATAAATACAATCCGCCGTTAAAATTCAAGTATAGGCGGACCGAATAATGAACGCATTTTTACAAATACTTCATAAACAATGTGCAAAAACAAACGAATTATATGAAGTATCAAAATTAGATAATTCAGATAAAACCCGGTTTAGTCTTGTAAATAATACATATAACTATGAATTGAAAAACTGTTCGTTGGAATATTTTGATAAATTGGTAATAATAACATTCAATATTTTATTATTAACACCAATTTATAATACAAAAACCAAATTTGGTTTCTTGTCTTCGATACGCGATAATAAATTTTATGATGATACTACAAAACAAATTATTTATGAGATATTTTATGAAGTACAAAAAAAATATAATGCATTAAATCGCCTAGCATATAGATATAAATATTCTAGATCACCTATAGCTATTAATACTGATCTTTCGTTAGCAAACATAAAGAGTTCGAATAAAAACACTATAATTATTTTACAAAATAACCAAAAATATTTGTTTACATTATTTGATTTAAAAAAAATAATAGATACATCGTTATCAAACTCACCGTATCATTTTTCTCATCCATTACCTATAAAAAATCCTTATAATAATATGCCTTTTGAAAAATCCAATTTATATAATATATATTTTTTCATGAAAAAAAGTGACTTTGTCATTCCTACGCTTTTTCATCAATACTTTTTATGTAATTTCAATTTATCAAAATTCCAAGAAGAAAATGAAGTATTAATACAGAAATTCCATTTGACACAATATTTACGTAATCTATCTTCGAAAGATTTGAAAAAAGAAATTCTATTTATGTTGAAACAAAATAAATATAGTAAAAAAATAAAAATAGATCCAGAATTTCCAACCGACAAATTAATCGAAATATTCAAACCATATCTGGAATTGTTTTATAAACAGAGCTACTCTATTGATACAAATGCAAAGATAATGGCTAAAAATGAATTACATATAAAACTAAAAGTTTTTTATAATTTCAATCCTATTTTTGGACGTAAAACTATTTCAAAAAAAAAACAAGAAAATGATAAATTATGCTTAAACGATAATCATATTCAATTTCAGAAAAGAAATTATAATAAAAACTATGATATATCACATATTACTTTATGTGATAATAATAATATTATTGACAATGAAAGCGAAAGCGAAAGCGATACTAGTACTAGTAGTGAAGAAGATAATAATATAGTTGGAAATAATAGAACCCGTAATATTCATGTATTTCATGTATAAAATTACGATCGTATAAATATTATATAAACATATAATATTTATTTACCATTTATTTTTCTTTACATTAATGGCTGGACCTTGGCGTTTTTTCGCTTTACTAGGATCATAAGCTTCATCTTCGTCGTCTGAACCCATATTTTTCGATATTTCCCAAAATTCCTTAGAACCCAATTTGAAATCTGGGTGACCTTCTGCTTTATACCAAAATATTTGATCATTCAGTTTGTTGGATTTAGCGTTATTATTGATCACTAAACATTCATAGTTTTCGGTTGTTTGGTCCATTACCGCACAAAACGACTCCATAGTTGGAAACATACTTGCATAATTTTCCCATATTCTTTTTCGATTTGTCAAATAAGGTTCTCTTAATATAAATACATAATCTATATTTGTACGCAAATTCGGTGGTATACCCAAAGGATATTGCATGGTAATAATCAACATTATTTTCCAGTGACGACCATTCATAAATAATAGACGCATCATTTTATCTCTTGTCCATGTTTGATCATACAAACAATCATCTAATATCACAAATGCTCTAGGATCGATTGTTGATTTTCTATACATTTCTATTTCTTTATTTACCTGTTTTAAGACCGTTTTTTGACGCCGTAAAATGTTCTCGATTAATACTGTATTATATTCTTCATGGATAAATAATTTAGGAACATGGGCGGCATAAAACCCATTTCCGGCCTCTGTTCCCGATATTACTGTACCAATAGGAATATCTTGATGATAAAATAATAAATCTCTTACCAAATATGATTTACCAGTATCACGTCTTCCAATCATTACTATAACTGGTCCTTTATTTTCATCTGGTTTGAATGTTATTTCTCTCATATTGAATTTCTTTAATTCAAGTGTCATAAGTATTTAGTATATCAATATATATTTTGTATATATTGATTAACGCAACAATCTTACAATAAAACAATTAGTTTAGAAAGATAAATAAAAAATATAACAACCACTTATACTTGTTTTATTTTATAAAAATGAAATCTAGTGAAATCCCTAAATTCCATATCGATTATTTGAATATGAAAACTATTGATACAAGTTATTTAGAAAAACAATATATTCCATCTGACGAGGATAACAAAAACAACTATAATCCATTTCATTTAAATAAAATACAGATCTATAACCCTTCATATAATTTGTTTTTCAAACTATCGGAAGACGAATATAATAATATTTGTCTGAACCATAAATATTGTATTTCAAATTTAATAAATATAATTGATCAAGAAACCAAAGAACCTATTGAAAAAAATATTTTTATCAAATATTCACCACTGTTAGATCCCCTCAAATATATGATTGGAAAATATAAAAACGATGAAACTATTTATTTATTACCATCCACAAATAACAAGGGTTCTCATCCAAAATTATTAGATACTAATAATGCATCTTATGTCGATAATTTCTTTTCTTTTTTATCGAGTAAACTATTACATTCACATAAATTTTTACATGGCGTAGATTATTATGGGTCATTTTTGGGTATTCAAAATAAATTCAAAATAAATGTTATTGATGATTTAGAGTATTTATCGAATTCTGATTATTTCAAAGATAATGTCAATAAATTGTTCACCATAGCTGATGTTGAAATGAATGATTTTTCAAACTTTGGTTCTCGAAACAATAAACAAAAATTAGTAATAGAAGATAAAATAGATATTACTGATTTTGAAACATTGGATGTTATTTCAAACAATGATCAATCATGTGATATCGTAAATGAAATTATATATGAAAAACCTATAAGAAATACTTCATCGTCAACATCATCATCGTCTTCAAGTAGTGATACTGAAAGTGAAGATGATGAAGAGAATGATTCTCAATCTAGTAGTGATAGTGGTTCTAATAGTGATAGTAATAGTGATAGTGAGAACAGTAGTGAAAATAATAGCGATAATGATGATGATGACAATAAGAATGATGACGAACAATGGGAAACGGAATCAGAAGAGTCAACCTCCAATATGGAGGAAGCCAGATTTGTATATATCAATAATTTCCCAGTGCAATTAATCTGCCTTGAAAAATGTAATGGTACTATGGATGAATTATTTGAAAAAAATAAAATGAATGTGAAAACATCTGCCAGTGCACTGTTTCAGATTATCATGATTTTATTGGTTTATCAAAAAACATTTCATTTTACTCATAATGACCTTCATACAAATAATATTATGTACATAGAAACAGAAATTGAATATTTATATTATAAATACAAAAATACAATCTATAAAGTACCCACCTATGGAAAGATTTTCAAATTGATTGATTTTGGCCGAAGTATTTATCGTTTTAATAATAATTTGTTTTGTAGTGATAGTTTTTCTATTGGTGGCGATGCAGCAACACAATATAATTGTGAACCTTACATGAATGAAAATAAACCGCGCATTGACCCTAATTATAGTTTTGATTTATGTCGTCTTGGATGTTCGATTTATGATTTTATCATTGAACACGATAAAAACCCAGGGGACTTTGATGAATTACAGAAAACTGTATATAGATGGTGTACAGATGATAAAGGAAAAAATGTCCTTTATATGAGTAATGGCGAAGAACGTTATCCAAATTTCAAATTATATAAGATGATTGCGAGAACCGTGCATAAACATACCCCAGAAAACCAATTAGAATATCCGTTTTTTAAACAGTTTATGGTGAAATCCAAAAATCTGGTATTGGATGATATTAATATGATTGATTTGGATTCGATTCCTTGTTATGTTTGAAACTACTAATAAGTTTAGAATATTTAATATTTTTAAATAAAAATAAAATACAATCTTAATATTTTGTAAATACATTATATATAGATATGTGTTGGAATGAGACTGTATCATTAAATACATTTGTATTTGGAATAGCCACTCTTATATTTATATGGTATAATAATACTTACACACAATATAAAATAACTGAGTTCAAAAATATATATTTTTACTTTTCGTTTTTCTCTATTTTATCTTTGCAACTTGTTGATTATTTTTTATGGAAAAGTATTAATACAAAAAATAACTTTTTGAATAAAATATTTTCAATATTTGGGTGGATATTTATCAGAATATGTCAACCATTAGGAATGTTATTACTAATTCCAAAAGAATACGATATAATGAAATATTTACTTTTTATTATTTATTTTTTATCGTTGATTATTGTTAGCATATATAAATATTTTTATAATCCTGTAGAATTCAAAACAGTTGTAGATAAAAATGGACATTTATATTGGAAATGGATTGATTTATACAACTATGAACGAATAATATTTTTATTTTACTTTATATTGTTATTGACAATTTATTTTACTTATCCAAGTTTAGCGTTTTTTGTTATATTTTCTTTTATATATAATTATTTGATTTATAAAAATTCATGGGGGTCAATGTGGTGTTGGACTGCAAATTTACTTTCAATATATTTTTTAATTAAAATATTATTCATATTACCTTACTATGAATATAATGAATTATGTTAACATAAATATTTTTTTCATTGAATGGTAAGAAAAATAATACATTACAAATAAATTTGCTAACCAGCACCAATATGCACCAAAAGTTCCATATTTATTAAAATCATAAAATGCTACAATAATTCCAGTATTTATTCGATTTATCTAAAACAAAAAATAAATTTTGTATGGAGTATAATTACTACTATAAAATAGAAAATAAATACCAATAATAGAAAATATGAATGTATTTAATGAAACACATTTATACAATATATAAATATTGTATATTTTTCTAAGACCTATAAATATATTTAAACACATCCGTCTTGAATCCATTGAAACTCGAACTCGCCGCAATCGTATATGATCCAAAGTTCTCTACATATAACCATTCACCGATCGCCAAATCGGGTAGCATGATTTCATCCGCGATCATATCCATGGAATCACATGTTATTCCAAATATACGACTTCTCAATAACTTACCATCCCTCTCATTAAACGGTAAAATGGTAGGAACACACTGATCGAATATCATACAATTGAAACTACCATAGACTCCATCATTCAATGTATAAATTATTATCGTTTCACCGGTTTCGTCGTCCACTACGCGTTTTTTTCCAATGACATTGAGAACCAAGGTATGTGTATTTTCTACAAAATATCTACCTGGTTCTGCTATGAATTCGATTATCCCTTTTTCCAATTCTTCTCCGAAAAAATCACCAATAGCATCATTAATTCGTTTTGCAATATCTTCGAAACGGATTGTTCGATCTACCCCTGGAAACCCTCCACCTATATCTATCATTTTTACATGAATATCGTGTTCCTTGGCTATATTGGTAGCATCTCTACATGTTTTGATTGCATCATAATAACTCTCCTCAGAATAACAACCACTTCCTACGTGAAAACTAAACCCAATTACATCAAGTTTCAACGTCTTGGCAATCATCAATAGTTCTTTTACTTGGGATATTTTACAGCCGAATTTTTTATTAAAACGACATTTACTCCTACTATCATCGACTGCGAGTCGTAGTATTAACTTGGCATATGGATGGTATAGCTTGATTTTATATAATTCTTCTTCACTATCATATGTCATTAGGTCTACATCATTCGACCTGGCGAACCGGATTTGTGATGACATTTTCACCGGATTAGCAAATATAATACGTGATGGATCTTTGGTTATTTCATTGATCGCTTTTATTTCGTTTTCAGATGCACAATCGAAATTTGCACCCAGTGATGCCAAAGCCTCCAAAATAACAGGATTTGGATTACATTTTACTGCATAATATGGATGAACATTCGGTAATAGTCTCACCCAATTTGCATATAGACTAGTCAATGCTCCTAAATCAATTATATAAAATGCACGTTCACTTTGATTATCCTCTAAAAAATCATTGATTATATCATATGTATCTCGATCAGACCCATATAATTTGACGTCATATTTTTGTAACAGGGAGTTATCGAGTGTTTTGTATCCTATAGTCGTAAAAATGGTTTGTTCTGGTTCTTTTGGGATAGGTTGTATTTGATTGATTGATAAATCAGTTGTTTTTATCATATAATAATAGTAATATTATTAGTAAAAAAATATTATTAGTATTATTTATATATAAGTTAATAAAATGTATATACTTCATCATCTGGAAATATACTTTGATAATAAGGGTCTGAACTATTAATATTACATCTACATGGTCCTTTTTTTTTTTTTTTTAATTCTTCTATTTGATTGTTACGATTTAAATATTCATTATTAGAAACTACATAGTTGTCTCGCCAATAACCTTTTATTGTGGTTTCGCCTTTACCATTTTTCATATCATTTTTCCAATATCCTTCATAAATTTCTTCATAAACTTCTCCATCATCATATATTTCTTTACAATACAAAGTTCCTTTTCCATGTCTTATATCATCTTTAAACTCTCCTTCATAAACATTTCCGTTTGCAAAGGTAAATTTACCATATCCGTTTCTTATATCATCTTTGAACTCTCCATCATAAACATTTCCATTTGTAAAGGTAAATTTACCATATCCGTGTCTTATATCATCTTTGAACTCTCCTTCATAAACATTTCCATTTGCAAAGGTAAATTTACCCTTACCATCCTTTAAATTATTAATAATATAACCTTCATATAGATTACCAGACTTATCTTTATGAATCGTAAACCCTGTTGATTCACCTTTTTCGTTTATAGTTCCATCAAAAACTATATTACCATTCTTATCATATGCTTTCAAATTTCCTTGATTTTTATTATTTTTAAATTCTCCTTCGTATATCAAACCATCTGCAAAAGTTAATTTTCCATTGCCTTCTTTTAAATTATTTTTATAATCTCCTTTATAAATTCGTCCATCTGAATACGTCATTAAACCATATCCGTGTCTATGATCATCTCCATTTTCATTTTTCATTATTGTTCCTTCATATTTACTATTATCTTTATAGATAATGTAATCATCACCATATTCTATAATATTACTTTCATATTCAATACGGTTTGGGTTTGGCATTTTGATTAGTTGTTTTGTTTTATTTTATTTTTTTTAAATAAAATTATTATTCAATTTTTTATGCATTGAATAATAAATATGTATATATTGTCAAAACTTTCGATCGATTATAATTGGTATTTCTTTTTTTGCTTGAAAACGCTCTATAAAAAAATCATATATTTCCTCATATACAGCGTTGTCTTTATAGTCACGGCATGTATATAAATCGATAGCTATGTATTTACGTTCTGGAAATGTATGAACCGACAAATGTGATTCTGATAACAAATATAATATAGTTAGACCTTGTGGTTCAAATACATGTTCTGATTTATTCAATATAGAAAAATCGTATTTATTACAAATAGTATCTAACAACGTTTTGATTTTATCTAAATCTTGTATCAATATATCATTTTTAATTTCTTTTAAATCAATAATCATATGTTTACCAGAAATATGTGTTTCAGAGAACATTTATATATATATATTTTTATTATTTTATTTTTATTTCATTTTTTTTTAATCAATAAAAAAATTTACAAATTTACAAACATACAAATTTTTATTTATTTTGGAACAATATCTATAGTTACTATACCTACATCATCACATTGTTTTTCATTAAAGGAACATTTAACAAACGTTTCAGCATTTATATCCCTATACATTTCCCATTCTTGTAACCATCTTTTCACTGCAAAATCCATTAGATCTTTACAAGGCATTTTTGCAATTTTTGCAATTTCTTCTTCATTGTCTTTCAAAACCATCTCCCACAGCCCATCGCTAGCTATAATAATTTTTATACTATCAGTTTCATCATAGTAAATAGTTTCATAATCCGGTGCATATCCCGTATTACCATTATGCCCTAATGCTTGTGATGCCATCAAACGCGTTCCTGATGGAAAATCAATGTATTCCCCTACTATACCAATCATTTTCGTTTCTGATATTATTTTTATATTAGTCGTTTTATCTATTTTTACACCCGGATAACAGGCTTCTAATCTTTTACGTTCATTCAAATTAAATGAATTATGTTCTTTTGATAAAAACACCGGATTGTTATTTTTATATACAATTACACGCGAATCACCACAATTTATACAGAGAACACGATCTTTATATATTTTAACTAAACACATGGTTGAACCTGAACTTTCATATTTACCTATTTTTGCGTTTTCATTAATATATTTTGCCATTATTTCTACGGGCGTTGATTTGCCAATAATTTCATTTAATTTTTCTTGTTTTATTGACCGTAAAAAGTTTATACAGGTATTACTTCCATGACCATCAGTAACCATTGCCCACTTACCTTCTTCACCAGTATCTTCATCTATAAAAACACCACTATATGTTTGGTCTTGACCTTTACATAATTGGGCTAATCCCATATCAATTTCAATTGTATGAGTTTCAACTGGTTGTTCTTGGAATGCTGACATTTTGATTTAATTGTTGTTCTTTTACAATCAATAAAAGATTGTAAATAGCATTCAATTTTTTACGTATTTTTCAATAAAGTGTTCTCCTTTTTCACCACATTTATCATGGTCTAATCTAGCTTCATATACTTTATCATACGTAATAGATCCAGAAATTATATTTTTTACACCAAATTTTGTACATAATAATTCCTTTTTTTTATTAATCGTGTTCTCTTGATAAAATAGACAATTAGAACATATGGGTAATTTACTATTTCTTATCAACTGTTTTGAAGCAAGTACTAATTGATGGATAGGGATGATTGACATATAAATATATATATAAACATATATTTATATCAATATTTCAAAATACTATCTATTATTATAAATTGTTCATAAGTTAATAAAACATGAAATAAAAAATGATATTTACACCATACAGTATTATGTTCTTTCAAATATTTGTCGGATAAATAATAAAAATATAATAATACTATTAATCCTGAATATCCAGTTACTACATAAGGCGTATATCGTAAATAATAAATGCCATTTGATAAAAAAATAACAAAAGAAACTTTCGCAAAAAAAAGATCTAAATCTCTCCTCCATGAATGAATAGCATATCTCCAAAAATTAGCTGATATAAAAGACGTCGCTATTAGTAACACGGAAAAAAAATATAAATCATTATAATATGCGTACATTGATGGTATCAAAAAAAAACAAGATGATAATGCTAATATTTTTCCTTGTTTGCATTTTATTAATATAAAATTATCGCTCATTTTACATTAAACTATGAAATATTTTTAAATGTTTTTTATTTATATTTTTCAAGAAATTCTTCTGGTGTCATTATTGGTATGTTGTTATCGGTAGCATATTTTGTTTTGTTTGAAACGTCATCTTTCGATTTTACTATCAAAATGTTCGTATTTTTTCCGATATTGTCATCCAACACCGCACCTGATTTTTTGATTTTTTCTATTACGGCTGCATCACGAGTTTTTGTCATAACTATATGTTTTCCATATAGCGGATTTGATGTATCGACTTCTGTCATCGTGTTTTCTTGTTTTGGTTCTTGTATGGGTGTTTCTAATTTATATTCTAAATCACATTCTTTTAAAAATCCTAAAAATACAGGAATATTGGCAACAAAACTATTTGCATTTTCTGGTCCTATTCCTGGTATTGCCTTGAGTTTTTTTATTTTTTCTTCGTTTGAATCTGTGCTTAACAAGATTTGTGATTGGGCCTCCAAGATAGGGCGTATTTTACGCTCTCCTAATCCTCTACCCAATAAATTCGATGCAACCATTATATCGAGAAGGGTCGCCGATTTTACCTTTGTTTCAATACCATCCGCTATTTTATCTATCATTTTATCTTTGAAACCAGGTATGACTGCATAATCTCCTTTTTTCATTTTCAATATTTTTGGCACTGTATCAAAACCAGCTTTCATTATTCTTTTTACATTACCACTCGATAAGCCATCTACTTGTAATGTTGTGAAAAATGCAGTAATATTTTTTTCACGTACTGTGATATCTTCACTAACATTATCTAAAATAATATCTACATGTGTATCTGTCCAGTGATATGCTACTGTAGGCATTTTTGCTCTTTCAGCTGGTGTAGTAATCGATTTAATATGTGGTATAACATCGCCACTTCGTATAATTTGTATAACTGCGCCAATACCTATTTTGTTTTCTTCTATGAATTTACCATTGAATCCAGTAGCATATTCTATAGTAACACCACCTAATCGTATTGGTTCTATACGAACTCTTGGTTTCAAATAACCTGATTTACTGGCTTCCCATAATACATCGACTACTTTGGCTTCCGCCATTTGATCACTCATTACCATTTTAAATGCAAAAGCATAATCTGGATTTCCATCTATTCTTGTATGCATATGATCATCTGTAACTATTACACCATCGATTTCATATAAATAGGTTGTTCTCCAATCTTTGAGTACTTCTGAAAGTGATTCATTTGAAATTGATTGTTCTAGTTTATTTTGAACAACTTCGAACCCTGCCTCGGTAAGTTTTGCCATTTGTTCGCTTGGTTTCATTAATGGTTCTATTATTTCATATGCTACAAAATGCAGATCTTTTATTTTTTCATCTACGGTTTTACTATTGATAATTCCTGAAACTAAATTACGTGGGTTCGCGAAACTTGACTTGTATTTTTCATCGAACACTTTTTTAGGTATAATAAACTCACCACGAACAACCAAATTAGGTACATTTGGCAAATTCATTTTTTTCAACAAATATGATATATCTTGTCCAACATATCCATCTCCACGTGTATACAATTTTGCATCATTTGCATCGTATATATACATACCACTTACACCATCTAATTTACATGATAAAACATAGGGACCTGTGTACTTTTTTGTCCAATTAGCGAGTGCACCCGAATCGGGTTTGATTTTATCCATAGACGGCATATTAAATGGTAATTTTACTTTGTTTTTTATTACTGGAGCACCGACTTGTTCTATTATTTCATTTTTTGGATATTTACGTTCCATATATTCTTTTACTATGTCATATTCGTTATCAGTCATAAAAGGGTGATTCGTGTTATAATATGCATGACTTGAATCTTTTATCATGTCTACTAATTGGTTTTCTTTTAGGTTCTCTAATACTGTTATACCATGAGTTTTGAAGTCTTCTATTAGTTGTTTTGTTGACATTGTATTTAGTGGTCCTATATCTTCTATTAATATGTTTGTTTCTATGTTTTTTTCAATTTTCTTTATAGTTTTTGTTTTTGGTTGTTTGGGTAATTGATTGGGTTCTCGTTTTTTATATGTTTTTCTTGGTTTCTTTTCTTGAAGTTCATTTGTAATTATAGGAACTAATGGTATTTCCTCATCTATTTTTATTTTTGGGGATTCTTTTGGTTTTTGTAGCTCTTCTGTTTTTGGTTCTTTAGGTTCTCGTTTCTTATATGTTTTTCTTGGTTTCTTTTCTTGAAGTCGTTTTACTGATTCTGGTTTTACTGATTTTTCTTTGGATTCTTTGATCTTTTTATTTTTCTTAGTACAAGGACATAATCTATTATTCCATTTTTCTGATTTTTGTTTACACCATTTACGTGTTATATTTTTATCCGTTGGTTTAACATACCAACACCCATTACCACCATTATCCTCTAAAAATGGCATTGACTCAGTAGTATAATGTTTCAAACATTCCGTTCCGTTATTATTCGCTACCATCGATATCTTACTAGCACTATCTAGTGTTTTTATTTCATCTACATTACATTTCATTTTTATTTTATTACATACTTCATCGCAACTCTCTTCATAACTACCGAGTTTCCATATATCTTTATCAAACCCTTCCATTGATTTCATATCTTTTAAAATAACACTCAAACCATTTATACGTTCAGTTGGTTCTTTATACTCTAAATTCAAAAATTCAAATATATCATTTTCACTATTGAAACGATGACTGATCATCTCCTCTTTTTTTTTACCGGGTTCTTTTTTCGATAGACCATGTTCATTCAATGAAACACCCATTTTCAATGCATGTCCCCTCATTACAGTATTGAATTCTTTACTACCTGTAAAATACAATATAGCAAAAGGGAATTCCTCCGGTGGACTATATAGAAAATCAACTCGACGCGCAACTCTATTTGGTGTTAGCCGTGTAATTACTAAACATTTACTTGGACCACATGATAATGTAACTAAAATTATATTTTCTTCTAACAATGCATCTGTGAACTTTTTGAAAAGCGTTTTATCTTTTGATGTAATAATTACATCTATATCACCTGATTCTTGTAACCCGCGTCGATAACTACCTACTATTTCATATTTTGCATCCGTTATTTGGTTGGTTCTCGATACTTTATCAAAAACACGTCTGAATATTTCATTATAGTCATCTATTTCTTTTCGTGGTATACGTTTCATAATATCTTCATAATATTTCAAGCCCGCTTTTTGATTATCATTTAATAGTTCATCTTGACGTTCTCGTAATTCATCCATCGATTTTATTCCTTTATCGATCAAATCTTGGGCTTTTTTTGGTCCTACCCCATATATATTACTTAATTGTTCATATACTTCGTTTAATTCATATCCTGGTTTTTCTTTTTCTCTTTCAAAAATGTTCAATGTTCCATTTACTAAGTATTTTTTGAATTTTGATAAAATAGTTGATCCTATCGTTTTTTTCCCTTCTAATTGTTTCAAATCATTGATATCTTCAGTCATACTTCGAATTGTGTCCAATGCATTTTTATATGCCTTTTCGCGAAATGGTTCTCTATTTTTTCTCATTAATTTTACTAGTCTTTCGAGAACTTCGATAAAGATTTTGTTATATGGTGGTTGAAATAATGGGGCTTTTGGAGAACTCTTTTCAGGTTCTCGGTTTTGTATTGGTTTTTCGGTAATTTCATATGTTATTCGTTCCTGTGGTGTATTTTCTTTGAATAAAATAGATTTGGGTTCGATGTTTTTTATTTTTAAAGTAAATTTCTTTTCTTTCAATACTTTGGGTTCTTTGGGTATTTTTTCTTTCAAAACCTTTGGTATTTTTATTTTTGGACTCTTTTTCGGTTTTGGAGAACGTTTCTTTCTAGTTTGTTTTTCGACATTTTTTCGTTCTTTTTTTATCATATTTTGTATACTTTCTATTTGTTCATTTGTATCTGGATTATCCATTTATATACTATATATAAATGGATATATTTTTCTAAACATTCGGTGGTCTAAAACCCTGGTTCTCCAGTAAAAATCTGTGTTGTACCACTAGTAACATCTACGTTTTTATTATCTGTAATTACATTCATAAAATCTTTGAAAGATGTATTCATATTCAAAAACCCGAAAACACCGATCAAACTTGCGCAAAATACATATGCAGCATCACGTATAACATGTTTTACTGGTTTTAGTTCCTTATCGATAAATTTCATTTCAATAAATTTGAAAAAACAAAACATTAAAGTAATAAAAGCTGATATTAATAGAACCTTATCTAATCCGTTCATATTATATAAAATTAGTTGTTTTTTATATAATAAATAAAACGCAAATTCCTAAATTATATGAGTTCTTCTACATCATTTAATAATATATCATCCTTTGGATTTAAAGATTTTTCATCTAATACATCAAAACCACTTAAATCTATTAAATCTGTACTTATTTTTATTCTATCATCATCTTCATCTTCTTCTTCTAATTTTCTTTGAAGTGCACGAGATGTACTAATTTCTTCTAATCGTTCAATAGTCTTTGGAGCTTCAACAGATTTTATTATATTATTTTCATCCATAACTCTATCTGTATTATCAAAAGTCAATCTTGTCACTACTTCCTCTTCATCAATGTTTTTGATAGATGGTACTATTTCCGGAATTTTTTCTTCTGGTACGATTACATCGTCGGTCTTTGTCTCTGGTTTATCGTCTTTCGTTTTTGCATCTTGAATATCTGGGTCTTCGATGTTCTCTATAATGATTTCTTCTTCCTGTTCAACACTTTCGTCCATATATGCCCTGATTATAGACTCGGTTGGAATACTATCACGTATTGCTATTAAAATACATTCTTGAATTATTACTTCTAATTCTCGATTGTTTTTTTGTATTTGTAATGGACTAATATTCTTTTCAAATAAATACACATTACTATATATCTTTCTTGCTGCATTTATATATACTTTATGAATAAATGTATCTAATTTGGGAATAGAAATATCGATCTTTTTTTGTTTATTACCTACACGAATACATGTTAATACTTTTAATTGTATTAAATGAACACAAGTTATCAAATCCTCTAAATAATTACATCCACTACGCTCTATAATACGTCGTCTCTCATCTTCAATAATAGTATTATTCCATTTTGGAATACGTGTTAATAAATTTTGAAATGTCATTAAATATTTATTAGTCTCATCGTTTTCAACACATAACTTCCAACTTTCGTTGAATATAGATTTGAAACCCTCTACAACTAAAGGTGTAAAAATACTTACTAGACGACTACACCACTCATTACGAGATTCATTTAAATTGGATAAGACAAAATCGTCCATATTATTATATTGTTAACATACTTTCTAAATCTTTTTTTGAACGTAAATATAAAAAATCCAAAATATATAACAACAATAATTTTTCACAACGGAACTCTAATTTTATTTTATCGAAACACATACATACCATCGATTTGTCTACATCAGATATTTCGGGGTTTTTTTTTATCCACCTTATTAAATCCAAACATGAATATCCATTTTCATAAAAATCCCTAGACAGATTAACAAATCCTATATGGGTTCTCGGAGTTTCAGCCATTTTTTGTGTTATCCATGCATCGATGATATCATGATCATTCAAATCATATATATCACGTATGGATTCTTCATGTAAATTTATTAACCGATTGTTTTCTGTATGTTCTGGAACATATATTTCACAAAATCTGGATAAAATAGGGTTCAATAATTTATGCTTGTTCTCCACAATAATGAAAAAACGTGTATTATAACTGAATAATTCGATACACCGTCTCAATGCACTCTGAGCATCTATTGTTAAATATTCCGCATTTAATAATACAATTGTTTTAAAAATAACGCCGTTGTTTAGATGTATATTCGTCTTTGCAAAAAATTTCAATTCCTCACGAATGAACTTGATTCCTTTACCATGTGCACAATTTACAAACATAACATTGGTTTTTATTTTTTGCTTATCGTTGTTATAGATCTTATTCAAAAAATTATCTACAATTGTGCGTTTACCTGATCCAGAAGAACCATGAAATATCAAATGTGGAATTTTATTTGATTTATAAAAATAGTCTAGTTTTTCATATATTTTTTTATGGGTTGAAAGTTCTCGAAAGGGCTTTTTATAAAGTGGACTTGGTTGTTGAGTTCGTGTTTCTATTGGTTTTGTTGTTAGTGTTGGTCGAAATGAATTGATCATAATGTTTTTTTGGTTTTGATTGATAATATATAAAACCATATTTTTATATATTTTTTAACGAGAACTAATCTGTTTTTATGATATTCAATTGTTTTGTAAAAACATATCGTTCCGTGTGCATAGTTCTACGACGTAAATTACAATTCAAACATGCAATCAATAGGTTGTTTTTATTATGTCCGAGTTTGTTGTCTATTCGATCCAATGTCCATTGTTTAGGTTCTCGTACATTTTCATATAATAATTGTGTAGGTTCTTTACAATAATAACAATGGTTATTGGATTTTATTATTAAATCGAGAACTCCTGCAAAATCGATAAAATGATCTATGTCAAATATGCGTTTTTCTATATCTTGACTACGATACCCATATATTTTTTGGTTTATTTGTTGTTTTATGAGTTTTACGATGTTTTCATCAAGATCGTCAAGGTTGGTTTGATGAATTTTTTTAATGTATTCGTACTGACTTGATAAAGACAATGTATTGATATTATCCCATTTTTCAGTTTGTGTTATTATACGTTTTTTTATTTGGTTCTCGAGAGGTTCTCGATTTGTGGATGGTTTTGGATGTTTGGGTGGTTTGGGTTTCATTTTTTCTAAATCGATTTTTATATTTTTGATATCCATATCAATATAGATAGATATGTTTATATGTTGATTTTACGTAAAATATTGATCACATAGTTTTACGTATAAAAATGTACTCGTTTTTCTGTTGACGAACCGTTGATAAATGTTGATAAATGTTGACAAAATTATGTTCAGTAACAATTTTTATATATTTGTATACACATTGTTATTATAAATGGTATTGGTATTTCAACTATAATAACACTCGTTTTTTACTCGTTTTCCTCGTTCAACGAAAAAACGAGTAAATAATTTTATGCGGAAAACGTTTAGGCATATTTTCTGTTTCCAATATATACAAATGGAAAAATGCCAAAAAATGCCAAAATATCATTGCATAAAATGTGATTTCAAATGCAGCAAAATGAGTAATTATAATAAACACGTTTCGTCTCGAAAACATAAAAACAACGGCATTTTGGAAACATTGGAAACAAATGGAAAAACTTTAGAATCCGAAAACAATAAAACCAATATCAATTCTGTTATACTGACAACTAATGTATTATCATGTAATGTCTGTAATAAACAGTATAAAACAAGGAGTGGTTTATGGAAACATTCACAAATATGCGGTTCAAAACCAAACTGTGATATAAATACAATTTCTGATGAAAAAAAAGTATCAATGAATGAAAAAGGTGATGTCGACGTTATTATGTCCATTTTGAAAGATAACCAAGAATTCAAAAATATGATGATAGAACAGTCTAATGAATACAAAAATATAATTACAAGTCAAAATACTATGATATTAGACCTGATAAGTGCAAAAAATACGATCACTAACAATATTACTAACAAAACCGTCAATAATCAATTCAATTTGAATTTGTTTTTAAATGAAACATGCCGTGATGCTATGAATATCAACGAATTTATTGAGAACATTCAAATTCAAACAAAAGAATTAGAAAATGTAGGTATTAATGGTTACGTTACTGGAATTACAGATATTATTTTATCACGTCTTAAACAGTTGGATGTATCAAAACGCCCACTTCATTGTACAGATATAAAACGAGAAACTCTTTACATAAAAGATCAAAATGAATGGAATCGAGATACAGAGGAAAAAACCAAAATAAAGACTATGATAACAAAAGTAGCAAAGAAAAATCTAAAACAAATACCAGTATGGAGAGAACAAAATCCTGAATGTAAAGAACCCGAGAATGAAAAATATGATTTTTGCATAAAAATGATGCGTAATTCATTGGGAGAAATAGGTGATGAACAGATCAAATTGGATGAGAAAATAATTAAAAACATAGCCAAGCAAGTAATGGTAGATAAAAATACATAGAGTATTTTACGATGATTATTTATAAAATAAATAGTTTTACAACAATTGTTTGTTTAAAAAATAAAAAAGAAATCGGGTCGCTCAGAAAAAATGGACATTTATTTTTGTCCATTTTTAAAAACCTCGAGGATAAATTTTTATTTTTTTATTAAAAAACAGTTTCACTTGAAAATGCTTTGAAAATCGTTTTTATTTTTTTTGTATGACTGCATAATTATTTTACATAATTTTACGTCGAATCATCATAGCATATTTTTTGTTTCCATCCTGTTTCCAAAAATGCCTGCCATTTTGTTTATAATAATAAAATTATTTTTGCGTGTTTATAAATCAGATCGGTTATCGTAACAAACAACGGTCGGCATTTTTTGGAAACAACCTGGAAACAATTTGGAAACGTCAAAAAATGCCATATTATATACGCAGCAAAATCATTTTGTATATTTGTTTTATTAATCAAAAATATATATAAATAGTTTTACTATATTATTTATATATACAAATGTCCGAAACACTATATTATATTACTATTGCAACCAGACCACACAAAGTTCTCGATAAGATCATTTCAACAGTCAAAAAAAACAAAGAAACCATCGAAGTCCTAGGTCTTTCTGAGAACCGACTAATAGGCTGGGAAGGCCATCAAAATTTCGGCGTAAAACTACGCGAATTATATAATTTTATCAATCGTCCTAGTCTCAAACCTGACGATATTGTTTTATTTACGGATGCATATGATGTAGCTTATGTAGGTGATCAAAAAGAAATTCTGACACGATACAAGACGTTCAAAAAACCGATTGTATTTGGAGCAGAAACAGGATGTCACCCAGACCCGAATCGGGCATCTGAATACAAAAATCAAGATGCCGAATTCCCGTTTTTAAATAGTGGTATGATAATAGGACGGGTTGGACCACTCAGACAATGTATGAAAGGATATCAATATGATGATCGTCATGACGATCAGCGATTTTGGACACAAGTGTTTTTTGATAATCAGGACAAAATCGAATTAGACTACGAGAACCTATTGTTTTTGAATACATCCGATATTGAAATGGAAGATTTTGATTGGAATAAAAAAACAGTATGGTATAAAAGACGGAATCCTCAGTTTGTTCATGTAAACGGACCAGATAAAACGCTCATCAATATATTTTTGTAAGTCACATCATTGTCTACAAATACACTATTGCAAAGACACCAATACGTATATAATAAAAATTATATATGTATACAAAAATTATAAATGAAAAATATTTTTTCGTTTTGTATATATGGTACAAATTTGAAATATTATTATGGTTTAGAAGATAATATACGTAATATAAACAAATATTATCCAGAATATTTCATATACATATATTGTGGTAAAACTCGTTTGGACGACTATATAGAGACATTGATAAATAAATATAATAATGTTGTTTTGTTTGATACAAACCAAGAAGGAGTTATAAATATGTTATATAGGTATAAACCAATAACATATGATGACATTTTTTGTTGTATTATACGTGATGCGGATAGTGAATTAAACGAAAGAGATCGGTGGTGCATAAATGATTTTATAAAAAACGGCGATGAAACACATATCTGTCAAGTTATACGTGATCATTATTGGCATAAATCAAAAATAACAGGTGGGCTGAGTTTTTTTAAACTATATAATTATGAAACCGTGGCATCTATGCAAACCAAATTCAAGGAATTATTTATACAATATGATCTTAACAATAATCACACTGATTTCGTATACGGTTCTGATGAAAACGTTTTGAATGAAATAATATACCCAATCATTGAAAAAAATATTATAATTTATTCAAATGTATCAGTATTTCAAAACGAAAAACACAAATTCATTGACTTTATGAATGATGGCACAAATTTTTGTGGAAATGTTATAGAATACAATGATGCCATACATAAAATACATAAATTTAATTATTTCGATTATAATTTATTAGACCAATTGAATGTACTCAGTTTAAATGATCAATATGATGTAATGTTAAAAACAATAAGTGAATACGAAGAAAATCGAGAAATATCATATGAAGATTACAACAAAGTATTAGATTATAAATATATTGTTTATTTTTACAAAAAAAATCTCTATGAATGCATGAACGTTTATAAACAATATTATAAATATAATATAACACAACATATCAAAAATAATTCAAAATATTTGTATAATTTGGCAAGAGACCTGGGTTATAAAATAATAGGAACATGTGATGTTACTATAGAACCCAAAGAAAATGAAATTATAATTTATTTTGGAAATTATCCAGATGATTATATGTCATATCCTCAATCGAACAAAATATATAAACATATCATTTATAAACACGATGTTGAACTGGATGAATTTATTACAAACACATGCTGGAATAAAATTGATAAAATATATATTATGTCTTTAGAAAATGAATTCGAACGTGTTAATGAAACGATTTTACAGTTATCTTATATGAATGCACCATTGAATAAGATACATGTCTATAGGGCAAAAAAAGATATTAGTTTGAATGATATTTATATTGGTGCAACGAAAAATCATTTAGATTGCATAGAGATGATGTTAGAATTATGTAAAAACAACGCAAAAACTGATCAATCAACGACCTGTCTGTTTTTAGAAGACGATTTCATATTCACTTCAAACATAGCAAAAAATCAAAATCAATTAATGGAATTTTTCAATAGAAATTATGATTATGATATATGTTTTTTATCCGCATCAAAATATCATAAACGTGAAGATCTAGATGATTTATTAATTTTATCAAAACAAAGTTGTACAACTAGTTCAGGATATTTATTGAATGAAAAAACATGTAAACACGTATATAATACAATCTACGAAGGTTATCAATTATTAATAGAAAATCCCGAAAAAAGTCATTTATACTGTATTGATCGTTATTGGACGAATTTACAGAACAACAACAAAGTATTCATATTCAAAGATAAACTAGGGTTTCAGAAGCCAAGTAAGAGTAAAATAACTGGAAAATTAAATATAGAATTGGATTGATAATATATATATATATTTACTATATATAAAAACTAGTATATTTATATATTTAACATAATGGTAAAATTGACTACTGTAATTGCATCTGTAAATAACAATCCGGAATATTATATGTTTATACCAAAACAGATATTGTTCTGGAGACATTGGGGAATTGAATTTTTGGCTATTTTTGTTGGTGAAAATGTACCTGATATTTTATTACCATACAAAGACAATATTATTTTATGGAATAATAATTTGGAACTGAATACGATATATGTTGCACAAAATTTGAGAATGTATTATACTGCATTGATTAATCTACCTGATAACAATGTGGTTATGATTACAGATATGGATATGTTACCTACAAATATAACCTATTATACAAAAGATTTGGAAACCTATGATTCTAATGATTTTATATATTATAGAAACATAGAGGGTAAACAAATATATATGTGTTATAATGCAGCTCATCCAAAAATCTGGGGTAAATTATTCAATATAAATAACAAAAATGATATTATAAATAAAATAAATGATAACTATGATAATTATGATGGTATTCCGGAATCAAATGGATGGTTCATTGATCAAGAAATTATGTATAAAACACTCATTAATTATGAACATTTGAAAATCTTGAACCGACCATTGAAAAGATTGGAAGTTTGGAATTATTATCAAAATGATAATACCGAGAATTTTATTTTTTATTACGACGATGTTCATTTCCATAGGAGTTACTACAAAAACGAATCTTTGATATTAGATGCAGAAAAACAACTTTCCAGATCGGAATCAATCATAAATCATATCGACAATAAAGGTATAAAAATTGTGGTATTGATCATTGCGTCGGACTTTGAAGATCATTATATCGAGATGCAAGCCATTTGGAAAAAATATATGAATACTCATCCGAATATCGTGTCTTATTTTATAAAATCCGACATAAATATACAAGACAATGTCGTTATAGATGGAAATACTATTTATGTAAAAAACGAAGAATCTTTAATTCCAGGAATATATTATAAAACCATCGAATCCATTAAATACTGCTTAAAAAATGTAGATTATGATTATATTTATAGAACAAATTTATCATCTTTGTTAGACATGGATCAAATGTATAGTTTTATTATTAATAATAAAATAGAATATGGTGGAGTAATAGGATGTCATAATAATATAGCGTTTGCATCAGGAAGTGGTTTTTTAATTTCTAGAGATGCATCGATATATCTTTTGGAGAACCAACCAAATATTGAAAAAGATTTACCAGATGATGTTTTAATTGGATATATAATTACTAAAAAATATAATATTGAATTTATAAATCGTAATGATATAACAAAAGAGAATGATAATCGATTAACATATAGGAACAGTATTTTTCATTATAGATGTAAATCAAATAATTCTCATACTAATACTATTAATATTATGGAAAAAATATACAATGTCATTTATAAACAATTATAGAGACTTATGAGACAAAAGTTTACGTGCTTTTTTTGTTATATTTCTATATTTTTGAGAACCCTTGATACGAGTATATTCTCTAGCACGTATAAGCGCAGCGTAAATACCTTTTCGGTTTCTTTTACAAGTATTACGAGTACAAATGGGAAATGATTTTTTAGGACCAAGAAAACATTTTTTACCACAGGTTTTCATCATGTTGGTGCGTTCATGATAACCAGGGGATTGTTTTGACCAGTTTTTCAAATATTTACCACGTCCACGTGTATGTGTTTTATTTGATCGTTTTAACTTTTTACGCATTGTTTTACATTTTCTACCTGCAGTTTGTATTGCTTGTAAAATCATTATCACTAGATTATATAAATAATATATATATTAAAAAACTAGATAAACATATTTGTTTATTAATATATAATAATACATCTATGTTATCAATCAATGATTTGTTAAGAAACGAAAAGTCTGAACCATCTAATGACATGAATACTGATATAAATCCTGATATCAAAAAAGATACTTATGATCCAACGACAAAATACAAAAACATATTAAATTCACAACAAATTACCGAAACAGAGCAGGCAAATTATCAATCAATCGACGATTTATTAGAAAAAGAAAAGCAACATAATAAAACTGAAATATGGATAAAGTTGGATAAAACAATCAAAATACAAAAATTACATCAATTTGCTGAAAAATACGGAAAAGAGAATTCACTACCAGTCAAGGACGTAAAATCATTGAAAACATTTTTTGTAAGTTGTTTGGAAAAAAATAAATTGAATAAAACCAAAGATGTCACATACAACAAAGAAAGCGGTGAAATATCGGCGATACCATCGCTACATTTCAACCAAGTCGGTCGTAATTTTACGCTGAAAATAACCGACTCAAAACGCGTTTCTACATTGAAATCATTAACGCCAAAACGTGTAACAGAAAAAAACAAAGACCCACAATGTGAAGATTCTAATTTAGAATAGTGCATTTTTATTTACAATTTATAAATAATTACATCATTAATAGTGTGAATTTAGTAATTTTTTTTTAAACAAATTATATATATGAATAAATATATATATAATCGAATATTATATATGCCAAAGCGTGAATGTTATTATAGTGATGAGGAATCACTAAGTGATTCCAGTAGTTGTGAAAAATGCGAAAAAAAACATAAATCGTTTTGTTGTGAAAAATGCGAAAAAAAACACCAGCCAAAACGATCTGAAAAACCAAAAAAATGTGAAAAGTGTGACGTATGTGTATGTACTAAAAAACCAAAAAATGAAACACCATCCAATAAAGATAGTGTATGTAAAGACAAAAAAAAAGGTCAATGTATTGTTATTTCTATTAATTAGACTCGCGGTTTGATGGGGATTTATCTACTGGTTTGGTTATTTTTGTGATTGCATATTGTCCACAGGGTCCACAATGATCTTCATTGGATAAATCAACTTTTTGATTTGTTTTGGTATTACAGTAGTCGATATTCCATCTTCCTAATGGTTTGATTTCTTGTTTTGATATAATATTTTTTATAATAGATATAATTCGTTTCATATTTATTATAATAAATACCTTTTATATAGTTTTGTAAATAATAAATAACACATATAGAACAATATTGTAAATTACAACTCATAATAGCGAGCAAAAATTAAAATGTTTTAGAAAATAATTATACAATGATGTTTATATATATAATATCGAGTTATATATGCCAAAAACGGAATGTTATAAACCAGCTGAAGAGTGTCGTCACACATGTGGTGACAGTATGAAAAGATATAGTTGTCATAATACATCTTCAAAATGTAACAAACCTAACAAACCATACAATTGTCGCGATGGAAAGGATGGAAAAAATGGTATAGATGGCAAGGACGGAAAAGATGGTGAGAAAGGAAAGGATGGTAGAAATGGCCGTGATGGTCGTGATGGAAAAGATGGAAAGGATGGTGAAAATGGCGAAGATGGCGAAGATGGACGTGATGGTCGTGATGGTAAAGACGGTAAGGATGGTAAGGATGGAGAAGATGGTAAGGATGGAGAAGATGGACGTGATGGTCGTAATGGTAAGGATGGTACAGATGGTAAAGATGGGCGCGATGGTAAAGATGGTGAGGATGGACGTGATGGTGAAGATGGTATGGATGGAATGGATGGACGTGATGGTAAAGATGGGCGCGATGGAGAGGATGGATGTAACGGTAAAGATGGTAAGAATGGTTGCGATGGACGTGATGGACGTCATGGTTGTGACGGTGCAACCGGTCCAACTGGTCCACATGGTGAACATGGTTGTAGAGGTGCAGATGGATGTCATGGTGATACCGGTCCTACTGGTCCACATGGTTGTCATGGATCCACAGGAAACCAAGGACCAACTGGTCAAGATGGTGCAACCGGTCCAGTAGGCCCAACTGGACCAACTGGCCCAACTGGGCAAAAAGGACAAGATGGTAAAAATGGAGAAGATGGTGCAACTGGATCAGTAGGTCCAATGGGTCAAGATGGTGCAACCGGTTCAGTAGGCCCAATAGGACCAACTGGACAAAAAGGTGATAATGGTGCAACTGGATCAGTAGGTCCAATAGGACAAAAAGGTGATGATGGTTCAACAGGATCAGCTGGCCCAACCGGGCAAAAAGGTGATAATGGATCAACTGGCGCAACAGGACCAGCAGGACAGAACGCAGCCATATCATCCATTTTCGTATGGAGTGACCTTTCTCAAAATAATCTCAATGCATCCAAATTTCAATATGTTTATTTTGAGAATGCCCCTATAGGTCCCGTCGGTTCAGGATGGACTACATTTACAGATGCGAGTTTTTCAAATCCAACCGCATTCATAGTTCCAGAATCTGGTTTTTATTTATTGACATACAAACTAGATGTAAGATCTGGTGGAGGAACTCTTCCAATTACATCAACAGATGGAGCAACCGTATTAACTAGAAATGGTAATGCAATTCCAGGATCATCCACATTAGTCGAAGCTCCAGAATCAAACCATATTTATACAATATCCAATACTGTTTTAGTAGACCTAGATTTGAATGATAAGATTTCTTTAATGTTTTGGTCAGAAGATATAGGAACACGCATAGGAGACCCAATCCAATTAACTGGTAAATTACCAAACGGTAATAGTGTACCTGAAGCGACTGCATCCATTGTTTTTACAAAAATAGCATAATTTTATTATATAAAAAAATTGATTTAAACTCTTTTATTCATATATATTTAATAAAATATATGAACAATGATAGTGATTTTGTCCCAGAAACGGAATCAGATGCTAGCTCTGAAAGCGAAACGCAATCTTTTATTGAAATACACGAATCATTCATAGATTTATTAGACGAGGACGATACAATCGAACTGATCGATACAATCTATGAATTATTCGAAGAATATCATCACATATACATTTTATCAATGGCATCGCCAAAGTTTTATTCAGATATGATCGAACATGTAAGTACCGTTATTTATCAAGATATGACGAATGGAAACCTATGTGATCTTGAAGACTATGATGACATCTATGAATTTGTTGAAACCATTCTCGACAACTATTTGGATTTTTCATATTACAAACGACGATCGATTTCATACGCCACTACAATATCAAAACCAAACATCGATATCGAAACCCTCAAACCTAAAATCGTCGCACTCCAAAATATACCACAACCAAAACAGAAAACCGAGGAATGGTACAAATTTCGTTATAATATTATAAGCGCGAGTAATTTATGGAAGGCTGTTAGTACAGAAACAAACGTCAATAGTCTAATATATGAAAAATGCGCGCCATTTTCCATGGCCCAATCAAATTACGGAAATAATACAAATTCAGCTATGCATTGGGGTAACAAATACGAACCAGTGACTGTTATGGTTTATGAACATATGTATAATACCAAGCTGGGTGAATTCGGTTGTATTCAACATCCGCGACATCAATACATAGGTGCATCACCGGATGGTATCAATATTGATCCATCGAACGACCGTTATGGTCGTATGGTAGAAATAAAAAATATAGTAAATCGTGAAATCACTGGTATTCCAAAGGAGGAATATTGGGTTCAAACACAAATACAGATGGAGGTATGTGATTTAGATGATTGTGATTTTGTAGAAACCCGATTTTTAGAATATTCAAACGATGATGCTTTCCATGAGGACCAAACCCATGATTACAAAGGTGTGATATTATGTTTTACTGAACGCACCCTAATCAATCAAACAGTCAAATCGAATGCTCCTTTATATGTATATTTAGATATTGATGCACCGCTTACTAAAGAGGCAATCGATGTATGGAGACAACAACAAAAAGAAATACAAAAAATCAACAATATGGTGTTGTTTGATACACATTATTGGTATTTAGAAGAATTTTCATGTGTTTATATTCCAAGAAATAGGGAATGGTTTGAAGACTCCATACCGAAAATACATGATATATGGAATACGATTTTGAAAGAACGGGTTGAAGGATATGAACATAGAGCACCCAAAAAAAGACTTGCAAAAAATATGATAGAGGTGTCTAATAATAGTGATTCAACTAGTTATAGCGTTAAAAATATGCCGGTTATGAATACGATGTGTTTGATTAAATTGGATGAAAATGGGAATACCATTTGATATGGGTATTTAGAAATATTTTGTCAATATATGATATAGCAATTTTTTTATAAAATGGTAAAACATAATAGTAAAAGTAAAAAACAAAGAGGAGGTACTGCTGAAAATATTGTTAAACCTACAAGTACCGGGACATCATGGTCATTAATGCAAAATTTAAAAATACCATCATTCTCATTCTTAACTGAAACAAAACCTCCTGTTGATGAAACAAAATCTTCTGAAAATGATGAAAAAAACCCTTCTACTAATGTTGAAACAAAACCTTCTACTAATGTTGAAACAAAACCTCCTGCTAATGTTGAAACAAAACCTCCTGCTGGTGAAAAATCATTTTGGTTTTTTGGCGGAGGAAAAAAATCCAAAAAGTCCAAAAAAACCAAGCACACCAAGAAATCCAAAAAATCTAAAACCCAAAAACGCCACTAAACGCTCAATAATGCAAGTTTATACAATATAAACAATATTATATAAACAATACTATACTATACAAAACAATATAAAAATTATTTTGTAATATTATTAAATACATAGATACAAAATGTCTTCACAAACAATCGACGAAGAAATGTATGTTACAAAACGCAGTGGAACTCGTGAGATAGTTTCATTTGACAAAATTTTAAATCGAATAAAAATACTAGGTCTAGAAGGCAATATAAAACAACTCAACTATACGAGTTTAGTCATGAAAGTTATCGATCAAATCTATGACGGTATATCAACTACAAAAATCGACGAGCTTTCAGCAGAACAATGTGCTGCAATGGCATCGATCCATCCTGATTATAATGTTCTAGCAGGACGTATCATCGTATCAAATCATCAAAAAAACACATCAGAATCATTCAAAGACGTTATGACCGAGCTTTATCAATACCGCGACAAGCACGACAAGCAATCACCAATAGTAACCGAACAAATCTACGAAATTGCCAACAAATACGAAGCCGAAATCAACGCGAAAATCGACTATAACCGTGATTATTTGATCGATTATTTCGGTTTCAAGACATTAGAACGAGCATATTTGATGAAAATCGACCGAAAAACTGTCGAACGTCCACAGCATATGTGGATGCGTGTTGCCATCGGTATTCATGGAGATAATCTAGATCGCGTATTCGAAACCTATGATTTTATGTCTAAAAAGTACTTTACCCATGCTACACCGACTCTTTTCAATGCTGGTACACCACATCCACAACTAAGTTCATGTTTTTTGTTGGCAATGGAAAGTGATAGTATCGAGGGTATTTATAATACTCTAAAAGATTGTGCAATGATATCAAAATGGGCTGGAGGTATCGGATTACATGTACATAATATTCGTGCATCTGGCAGTCATATCCGTGGAACAAATGGACAATCGAATGGTCTCGTTCCAATGTTAAAAGTTTTTAATAACACTGCAAAATACGTTGACCAAGGAGGCGGCCGGCGTAATGGTTCATTCGCTATCTATCTAGAACCATGGCATGCGGACATAGAAATGTTCCTTCAAATGCGTAAAAACCACGGCGATGAAGAACTCAAAGCACGTGACCTGTTCTATGCTTTATGGATTCCCGATTTATTTATGGAACGCGTAAAGGCAGATGGACAATGGACATTGATGTGTCCTGATGAATGCCCTGGATTAGCAGATGTATACGGAGACGATTTCAATAAATTATACACAAGCTATGAAACCGCTGGGCGTGGACGTAAAACAGTCAAGGCACGTGAGTTATGGTTTCAAGTATTAGACGCCCAAATGGAAACAGGTACACCGTATTTATTGTATAAAGATGCATGTAATAAAAAATCAAATCAAAAAAATCTTGGCACCATAAAATCGAGTAATCTATGTGTTGCGCCAGAAACATTAATATTAACTGACAAAGGACATATGGAAATACAAACATTGAAAGGACAAAAAATCAATGTATGGAATGGTAATGAGTTCAGTAATGTAGAGGTTTTTCAAACAGGAGAAGAACAAGAATTACTAGAAGTAGAAACCGACGATGGATGTAAGCTCACTTGCACACCGTATCACAAGTTTTTTATTCAAAAATCATACAGTAAAAATTCAGTGGAAACAGTAGAAGCAAAAGAATTAAAAGAAGGTGATAAAATTATGAAATGCGAGTATCCAGTTATAGATGGTAATGAAAAAATGATTTATCCATATACACATGGATTTTTCTGTGGTGATGGAACATATTCCAATGATCATATGGAAAATAAACCATGTAAATTCCGTTGTTTGGATGGTCATTATTATTGTAAAAGACATATTGATTTTGAAACAGAACATAGTTTAGAAAAATTGGCAAATGACGATACGATTAGTAAAACACATTGTAATGCGATGTCTTATGTTAAGAAACCACTAATTTATTTATATGATGAAAAGAAACAATTAATTGATCATATGGAATTCAGAGGAACATATGAAAATGGAAATCATACTGTACTGCAATTACCATTAGACATTAACGAAAAATTCTTTGTGCCATTGAATTGTTCTTTGGAAAACAAATTAGAATGGTTCGCTGGATATTGTGATGCGGATGGAACAATCGCTATCAATCAACATAACAAACAATTACAAGTATCCTCCATTAATTATAACTTTTTATCAAAAACAAAAATGATGTTACAAACATGTGGTATTAATCCAAAATTAAAAAAGGCACGCGAAAGTTCAACAAGTTTTTTACCAGACGGAAAAGGAGGATACAAAAATTATAATACACAGCCAGTTTATAGATTACTTATTACATCATTTGATTTAGATAAATTAGTAAACATAGGTTTTGCACCAAGACGTTTGAAAATAAATTCTGATAAATTACCAAATCGTTCAGCTAGGAAATTTATAAAAATAAAATCGGTAATCAATAATGGACGACGTGATGCAACTTATTGTTTTACAGAACATAAAAGACATGCTGGTATATTCAATGGTATTTTGACATCACAATGCACGGAAATTCTGGAATATTCAGACGAAACCGAAACCGCCGTTTGTAACTTAGCCAGTATCGCCCTTCCAACATTCGTCGACACAACCGACCCAGAAAATCCAACATTCGATTACGAAACACTCCATAAAATAGCCAAAATCGTGACATACAATCTCAATAAAATCATCGATGTCAATTTTTATCCAACAGAAAAAACCCGTCGTAGTAATATGCGCCATCGTCCAATCGGTATTGGCATACAAGGCTTAGCCGATGTATTTATGTTAATGAATCTTGCATTTACCAGCGAATCCGCAAAACAAATCAACAAAGATATATTCGAGACCATTTATCATGGTGCATTGGAACAATCTTGTGAAATGGCTAACTGCGACGGTCCATATGAAACATTCGAAGGTTCACCTGCATCCCAGGGAATATTACAATTTGATATGTGGAACATGACTCAGCCACAATCCAACGACCGTTATGATTGGACCACACTAAAAACCAAGATCCAACAAAACGGCCTCCGTAATTCGCTTTTGATGGCACCCATGCCAACTGCATCAACATCACAAATTCTCGGTTTCAATGAATGTATCGAGCCGATTACATCGAATATTTATAATCGTCGTACGTTGGCTGGCGAGTTTATTTTAGCCAACAAATATTTGATGAATGATCTCATCAAACTAGACCTCTGGAATGAAAAAATCAAAAACAATATTATAGCAAACCATGGTTCGGTACAACATATCGAAACCATACCGAAGGAAATACGTGAAAAATACAAGACGGTTTGGGAGATACCGATGAGGACACTGATCGATATGGCAGCGGACCGTGGCGTTTATATTTGTCAGAGTCAGAGTTTGAATTTATGGCTGGAAGACCCAAATTATAGCACGTTGACATCGATGCATTTTTATTCGTGGTCGAAAGGCCTGAAGACGGGAATATATTATTTGAGACGTAGAGGGCGACATCAGGCACAACAATTTACGATCGAACCAGAGAAAAAAGATTTAGGTGAAAATAATAATATGGAAGAGGAAATTTGTGAAATGTGCAGTGCATAGTTTTTGATATTTATAATAATTCACAAATTGATAGAAATTATTTATTGTTATAATATATATATATATTATATTGATGTCTGAATTTAATAGAGAAATAGTATTAGGTTATTATAATGAAGCAGGAGAATATTTACCTAAAGATTACTTTGATAATCAAGAAAACAAAGAAGCTTTTGAACAATCTATAGAAACTATATTTAATGCCAGTGTTCAATCCACTGTTCCTGCTACAACCGAATGTAGTCAAAACAAGGATGAAGATATTAATGAAGAAAACAAGGATGAAGATATTAATGAAGAAAACAAGGATGAAGATATTAATGAAGAACCTAACAGTACTGGTATTATGACAGAACCAGAAAATATTAGCGAAGAATCAAAAAAAAATTTTTATAACACTTTGGTATCAGATATTTTAAATAAACTAACCACAAAATTTGAAAAATTAGATTTAGGTACTAAAATAAAAATAATTTTAACTAGACCAAAATTGCTAAAAACATTATTGATATCAGCAAGTATTTCTGGTATATGCGGGCGCATGTTTTTAAAAAATCCATTAAATATATATAACAATGTATTAGGTGGATTATCAAGTTTTATTGTTGGATATAGTGTATTGAATCCTGATGATGCTAGTGAAATAATACGTAATTTAAATATAGATAATTGGAAAGAACAAATGAAAAAATATGAAGAAATTGAACAAATAACAGATGAAAATAAAAAAAATGAAAAAATGTTTACCATTAATAAAGAAATAGGTGACGTTTTGAAAAAAAAAAATGAAATTGAGTCATTAGTAAAAGAACAAAAACAAGTTATTTTATTTGAAAGAATTAGAACTACACTAAATGAAGCTAATAATTTGAGTGGAAGTATCACTGAAGTTAATTTTTTGAATATATTAGGACTTTTATATGGAAAATCTATTAATAATGATAATGCTAAAAATATAATAAAAGCAATAAATAGAATTTGGAAGGATAATAATCATGATAATCATGATAAAAAGATGAAAACTATAGAATTTCTTGCTAGTTTAGAACCTGAAAAAATCAACAATGATTTAGAATTAACAGATATATTAAATGTCATAATGAAAATTGAAATACCAGAAGAAATTGGAGTTACACGTCAACGAGGTAATATTGGTGGAAAACGTATTACCCATAAGAAATCAAAAAAATCAAAAAAAACCACCAAACACACCAAGCGCGCCAAAAAAAACACCAAGCGCGCCAAAAAATCCAACAAACACACCAAAAAACACTAATCATCCAAGATAATATTTAGATAACCCTTAAATATTATCAAATCAATATTTTATCACAACAAAAAATATACAATATATACAAATCCGCCCACCCACCCACACTCTATACCAAAAGTCCACCATCGAAACTATGACGCATCTTCAAATAACAACGTAAACAGACTAAAACATCCATCATCGAATTATGAAGCCCATCTGGGTTCTCACCAAAAAGCGCAAAATACAATTCGCTAAGTTTCGGCCATTTTTTATATTTTTTTTGCATAGGTTCCTGCTGCTGTAATACATGCATCAAAAGTGGGTGCATACTACTAGCGGCATCAATATTAATAGTGTTTGGTGAATCCACCTCACAAAAATTTGTACCACGCTTCATAGTACAATAACGTTCAATACGATTTACTTTTTCATAAATCGTATTGAAAATAGTAGAACAATATGGCATCTTTTTCATGATTTCCTCACGGTTACGTTCGATTTCATACAAAATCATTTGCATATCAAAGTCAATATTATGAGCGATGATTTCATCACACCAAAAATAGGCCTGATAGAACTCATCGAGAATGCTCAAAATATCCATTCCACGATCACATTTTTCACGAGTAGCTCCAGTAAGACCCGTAATAAACTCAGATATCTCGATGTTTTGTGGAATATTTACATAAGAATCGAAACGTTTTATGATACGACGGTCTTGTAAATCATACATTACAAAACTCAACTGTATTATATGTGGCTGTTGGTCTACTGGCGCATTTTTCTTTATTTTGTCGGTGGTTTCTACATCAAAAACCATAAAATTACGTTTATATTTAGGGGCATTTATAACACGATTTGCCATTGTCGAAAATTGTTTGATTGATTGACTGAAATTGGAAACCAAGAATCATGTTCAATTTTTTTACAGCTGAATATCATACAATTCATTACAAATGGCTCTCAGTCTATCATGGTATTCAGTGATTTTTTGGACATGGCATTTATCGACAAATTCGATCAAATCATAATTCGCCATGAATTCCGCGCGCAAAATATACTCGATATTACAACCAACCAAGGTTCTCAAATAGGTATCATGAATATAGACATCCATGTTCTCATGCAAATACTGATTCCAATAAATGACATAATCAGCCCATTCTTGTACACGTTCTCTGGGTGGCGCTGGTTCTAGATTCGTATATTTATGTTGATTCGATTTAATGAATCCAGTGATACTATCGGAATTGTTCTCGACGCGATAATTATAATAAGGTTCAGTAACACGCGCGAACAACTTGTTTGGTCCAGAACGCCTCAAATATTCGCCAAACAAAACGTCACAACAGCGGTCATCAATTATATCGGGATATTTCGATAATTTTGCGTAAAAATCCACCAGCATTTGGATATGCACACAGTAGCACCAATATTCATGGCGCTGTTCGCGATGTTCCTTACCAAATGTGCTTTCGTATAATCCGACCAATTGTTTAGGATCATGGGGATTTGCAGTATTGAGGTCGCCGATTTCTTGAAGACCTTTAGCAATAATATTTGCAAAATGAAGGGCGCGATTGGGCTCATAAGTATCGTCATCGTCGATGAACATGAACCATTCATGGACGCCGGTCAATTCATTGACTAAATATTCTATGTGGCGCATTTGTGGGGTTTTTGAGTCTTTGATATGGAGGGTGATGAGGTTAGCGGATTTTAATTCTTCGTTGGACATGACCGACGCGATAGTTTCATCTTTTAGCTCAGATGTAGCAAATGAGATAGATAGATGAACGGCTATGGGGAGAGTTTGACGGACCAATGACAAAAGACATTCCATGAGATAGTTTATACGTTTTGGATTTGAAATATGAGAACCGATTATTATACATAATGAGTTTATTGGAATGGACATTTAGGTTGTATTGATAAAAAATTATGGTATTTTTAACGATTTTTTATAAATAATATAATTATATTATAGAAAACGAATTTTAAAAATATGAATGATAGTGATAATGATAGTGTAGATAGTGAGGATTATTATGAAAACATCCCTGGAAATAAGGTAACACCAATAATTAAAAACAATAATCCTTCACAAATTAATGTTTATAAAGATAAAGATAATGAAATACCGAACGAATTTATAAATGCATCAATACAAGCTAGAAACCAAGATATTAAAAATACAAGATTAAAAGAAGAAGCTAGATTGAAAGCAGAAGAAGAAGCTAGATTGAAAGCAGAAGAAGAAGCTAGATTGAAAGCAGAAGAAGAAGAAGCTAGATTGAAAGCAGAAGAAGAAGAAGCTAGATTGAAAGCAGAAGAAGAAGAAGCTAGATTGAAAGCACAAGTTGAAAAATTGAAAGCAGCAGCTCAAGAATATAAGGTTTTCAATAAACCAAATACAATTGAATCAACTAACCCTGAAACTAAAACACGTGACAAAATATCTCGTGAAGAATTGATAGAAAATTTAAAAAAAGCAGAATTAAAAAGTGAAATAAATTCTAATATAACAACAACAATATCAAATGAAGGTTTATACGTAATAAATAAAATAATGGACGAATTAGAAAAATTTATATTAAATGAAGCTAAAAATATAGAAGATGAAATTAAAAATGTAATAAATGAAATTGAAAAACTAGAATCAAAAGATACAAAACCGATCAAACAAGAACCCCAAAAAGAAACCCCAGAAGAAACCCCAGAAGAAACAGAAATAAAGAAAATAATACAAGCAATTGAAAAACAATTACTAGAAAAAACTCAATCAGATAAACAAGAAATAATAAATGCTATCGAAGAAAATATACCAAAGAAACAAGAAATAATAAATATAATAAATGCTATCGAAGAAAATATACTAAAGAAACAAGAAACCCCAGAAGAAACAGAAATAAAGAAAATAATACAAGCAATTGAAAAACAATTACTAGAAAAAACTCAATCAGATAAACAAGAAATAATAAATATAATAAATGCTATCGAAGAAAATATACCAAAGAAACAAGAAACTCCAGAAGAAACAGAAATAAAGAAAATAATAAATGCTATCGAAAGAAAAATATTGGAAAAATCTCAATCAGATAGTCAAGAAATAAAAAGTATAATAAATGCTATCGAAAGAAATCAACCAAAAAAAGAAACGAATATAAAAGATACAAATATAACAATAAAAGAAATAGCCGAAGGAAGAAACCCAGAGATAAACGAATTATATGAATTGAAACTACTATTAGAAATGGCATGTTTGTTTTTAAATAAACCAATGGTAGAAAAAATTATAAATACTAATACTGATATTGATATTGTCGATGCAATAAAAATAACTTATGCACATTTAATTAATAATCCAGATAATAAAATAGCATTGGAAATAAAAAAGATATTAGGTAAACTGATAGCTAAACCAGAGGAACATGATGATAATGATGATGAAGAAGAAAATGATGATGAAGAAGAAAATGATGATGAAGAAGAAAATGATGATGATGATGATGATCAAGCTAGTCCAAACAAAGCTAGTTCAAACCAAGCTAGTTCAAACAAAGCTAGTTCAAACAAAGCTAGTTCAAACCAAGCTAGTTCAAACTCAGTATTATCAGCTGCAACCAAAGGAAACACCATCAATAACGAAATTGACAATACCGGATCTTCTGAAAACAAAACTTCAGTTGAATCTGAAGTAAATAATGATGACGATAATAAAAAAGATATAAAAGAAATGGGAATTATTACAAATGGTAAAGACTCTAAAAGAATTTTATATGATACTAATAAAGATGAATTTAATATTATAAGAGATGCAAATAATACAATTGAAACAATTGATGGTGATGCTCCTAGTCGTGATCCTGTTGATGGTCCTGCTGATGGTCCTGCTAGTGGTCGTGATACTGCTTCTGAAAAGAAACGTGAAACTATTGTTAGAAGATCAGAAAGAGTGAAAAAATCAAAAAATATACAATCTGATGTTGCTGTTAATGATGATAATAATGATAATGATGATAATGATGATGATAATATTGTTGTTGATGATACAAATACCGAAATAAAAAAAATAATAAATGAAATTGAAAAAAAAATAAATAGTTCAAAATTCAATAAACCCACCTAACAATACAAGTACAACCGAACCATAAATAACATAAAAATACTATGTTATTTATAAAGACACCTGTTCAATATATATTTATTTATAAACGGCTTAAAATTTTTCGTTTATATTTTTCAAAGAACATGTCAAAAATAGTAATGGCAAATATAAAAATGCCAATATTAGTAAATAATGGAAAATTACAACCTATGTCAGAGTATATAAAAATAGATATTGAAAATTGTGACGAATTACCCCCAAAAAGTGAAGAAAATGATACTTCTTTAATGGGTCAAATCAATAAAATATTATCTCGACAAAACGATAATGACACCGAAACTGATAACGACATTATAACCGATAATGACACAACAAGTGATAACGAGAACTTGAACGTTAATGATACAGCAACCGATAACGACACCGATAACGACACTTCCAATCAACCAATCACTAACCCGATATTTGTTTTATTAGATGAAATTCAAAACAACCGCCCGATCAAATCACGTCAAAACATGTCATTCAAGAATAAATCCAATAGATCGATCCTAAGATACACAATGAAAAAACGATCATCTAGTTCAAATACATCGGACGTTGACCATTCTCTACAACAAGAGGTTGAGGAATAATAACAGGAATACGGTCGATCACATTGAGACTTTGTACTGGATTGAAACTAGGAACAACAGGTTCTTTTGGTTTTACTAAATTGGTTGTACCAATGCCAAATAGTTCAGATTCGACATCACAATAATTTACACAAATAACTTCACGTGGGGTTTTTCCAACTAAAAGACCATCGCCTGCCAAATAATTTTCATATGCATAGGTAGATGATCTCATTGTTTTATATTGATCAATATGTGTATTTATGTTTTGTTCGAGTTTGTAGTCACCAGGAGTGTTTTTATTTCTAGTAGAAGCCATTGTTAGTATATAAATAGATATATATATAAATATATATATAAAAACACATGAATATATTTTGCGTAAAATATTTATCCGAGGATTTGAATCATTGTCTGGTATTCTTTGGATGACTTGTTGAATGCAGCCATGTCACGTTCATATAATTCGATGCATGCATGAAAATACTTGAAATAATCATAGGACACACATACTGCTAGACCGATTTCGTTATCGATGGATATCATTTTTGCAGCGGCATTTTGATAGATGGTTTTGAAAAGCGGGTGGTCTTTGGTTTTTTCATAGATGGCGTCGAGTCCTTTGGACATAGCGGATTCATCGTAAGACATTTCGTCGATGGTTTCTTCATCCCAATCATGTTGGGTATTTTGAGAACAATTGGTAGGGTTCATTTTGAAATAGTTACGTATGCATTGGCGGTATTCGGTGTTGTTTGTATAGTTCATACCATAGATATAAAGGATGTATTTATATTTATATGTATAAATATAAATTTATGAGCTTAGTGGTTTAGTATCTTCTTGACTTCTTGGATGATCTTTTTCCGCCCTTTTTGCATTTCTTTGATTTTCTTCCACCAATTGTATGTTTGTTTCCACCCTTTTTGTATTTTTTAGATGAACGACGTTTTCTGCCACCTGTTGCTTTTTCTTCAGTAACTGTCCATACTTCATCTACTCCATCTTTTGTTACAGTGAATGTTGCAGGGATTTCAGGGATTTCTACTTCATTAGTATTTTCATTAACTACAGCTTCTATTTTATCTATATATGTACCAGGAATTTCTTCTTCTTGATCTGTTTTAAATATTGTGTTATTATCAATAAAAGTTCCTGTAATTGATTTACCATCAGTATTTTTTAAAGTATATATACTCATTGTTTTATTAATCTATATAATAAACCCACAAAATAATTTGAATCAAAATCTCCTAAATATTTTTTATTCAAAAAAATCTAAACGAACATCCTAAACATTTGTTTATTCTAAAATTTGACTTTTTAGTAAATTTTTGGTTATCGATGCCGATTAAGTATTACTAAATTTATTAGTTATGTTTTTGATGTTTTTTGGATTTTTTTGTTTTTTTGGAGGTTTTTGATGTTTTTTTGGATTTTTTTAATGTTTTTTTGGATTTTTTTGATGTTTTTTTGGATTTTTTTTTGGATTTTTTTGTTTTTTTGGAGGTTTTTGAACGTCGATGTGTTTTTTTAGCGCCACCTTCATTAGTAACACCACCACCACCATCATCATCACCACTACTTTTATTATCACCATCAGGATCATTACCATCACCATCACCATCA